ATGGAACTCATAGCAATGCCAGTTCCCGTCACCCTTATTCCCACTAAACAACGTGTTCCAGTCGTAGTCGGCCAGCGTGTTAGCGAAGTTGCCACCGTCCACCGTGACGCGGAGCCCGCCCGTAGGACTCTCGAACAGGAAGTAACAACTCCCGCCACCGGATTGGCAATTACTGCCGTTGAAGTAGTTCGGGCGATGATCAACCGTTAGTCCAATGCCTGCGTTCGTGCGGATGAAATAACGAATCCACACCTCTGTCTTGCGTGTGGTGAGATCGGTCCAGTCGTAGAGCAAGAATCCGCTGGCGTTCACCGCACCGTCATCAATCCAATGTCGCTGCCCACGTCCTCCAGCACCACCGCTATAATTCGCGGCAGACACTACTTCTTCGCAGTGGCCCTCTATTGCGGCCTCATCGTTTTCTTGTTTGATGCCAGTTTGCACACCGTCGAGTCCAGCACCTCCACAACCAAAGTCGTGAACACGATCCGTCGTCCAACCTTGCGCACTAGTAAATGACGTTTCAAATATGCACGTCACGCCAAGTTGAGCACAAGTGATACCACTGGTCGTTAGCGGTGCCGCAACAGATGGCTTTCCCGGTGCCGGAGGTTGCCATCCGGTTAGTAGATAGAGAAAGGAAAGAACCGCTACCGATTTAAGTAGAGTCATCTTAGTAGATCACTCCCGTTACACGATCCACGTGTCCAAATCGCAACGCCGTATCGATGATGTAGGGATACTTCTTCTTCGCGTACTGCGGCCAGCCCGCTTTTGCCAGCATCCCACGCTTGATGTTCTCTGCGCTCCACCACAAATCAGTCGTGCCACCCGACGAACACGTTACGCCGGACGGATCGGTCCAAACCTTTGATGGATTTTGGAAAATACGACGGACCTTATGAGGATAGCCGGGAACGTCGAACGTCTCGATGTCCGGTTCGCGAGCCCATGCTTCGAATAGCGACCGATGAACGAGTAGCGCGCCTGTCGGAACACCTCGAACCCAAATCACATCGCCCGGTTTCCAATCACGATAGGCACGAGTACCTCCGTCGCGATAGGCAAGTGGCTCCGGTCCCATCAGTTCGATACCACCTGTTTTGCCGTGACGAATTTCGGCTGAGCCCTTGATATGGTACAGACCAGAAACAACTGGAGGTGCGAGCTTCCTCTCCATCTTCCAGAACCAACGGTCGAACTCAATCAGCGCTTGTGGCGGCGGACAAGTGTCATCCTCGATGAAGAGTAGAGCCTTGAATGATTCGCGCAACAGCGCGTCCACAAGAATGTTCTGAGCCGTCGCCACATCGAATCCCGTCGGTGTTGAGCGAACCGCAGCCCAATTCGGTGGGACAACCATGCCTTGCATGGCGTTGTACCAGTGGATGTGGACCATACCAAGCGTTGGCGTGCCAATGAGAATCCCTGTCTGCGTGATGCCGGGAGACGGATTAATCGGAGAAAGTGCGAGAGCTTCGACCTCCGCAGTCTGTTCAGGCGTCAGCAAACCGATGGAAGATGGAAGCCCATTGAGTAGTGTCTGATTCATCGCTGTTCCTCCACCTGAATATCAGTACGAATCAGTCTACCGTTATCTTCCACTCTGAAGTACCTCACCTTGAATTCCTGTTGATGATGTTCCACTGGAGGGGCAAACTGAAAAACCATCTCTTGTGGTAATGTCTTTAGCACCGCTGGCAAAGACTCTGCGAACAGAACGTTATTACGGAACAACAAAGCTGTGTAACAACCTCCGATCACACCTGTTGTGAAGTTCTGTGAAAGAGATGCAAAGGGCTTCTCACTCTCAATCTTCATCCGATAGCCGTCTGATTCATAGACCACCCCAGACTCGCGACTGACATCGTAGGTCATGAGTGCACCTTCACTCTCTCCAGCCACCCTCCAGGGTGCATGGTCAAGAGCCAACGCTCAGAAACGATATCGTGACGCCACTCGTTGGGGTGCTCCGCGAGGTAAGACTCCAACGCGCCTCGCGCACCTCGATCATGAGGCCATGCCACATTCGTATCCTCGACAACCAACCGATCACCTACACGACAAGCCGGTGCGTACAATTCGAGTTCCGCCCGAACATGCGCTTCTGAATGGTCAGAATCAAGTACCACCAGTAAAGGCGCACTTGTATCACGAGCATCAATTAATGACTTCGCTAACTGTGGATCGACCGAACTCGCTGTAACAAACGCGATACGCGGATGTTTCGCGTTCGGTTGACGATGTGTCGGATCGATATCTACGCTGTAGACCCTACCATCGATCCCTAACATATCCATCAAGAACGCGAACCACATAGCCGATCCACCAGCAAAGGTACCCATCTCTAACACAGTCTTAGGCCGCACGCGAACCATGATGTCGTGGTACGCCCACAGATCATTCGGACACTTCAACATCCCGATCCCAAGAAAATTCGTAAAACCCCACGTATGCGTGACAGCGTTATACCAAACTTCATGATATTTCTGGAGTAACGCCGCGTTCGTCTGCATCGTTTCGGTGATCTGTGCTGTGATAATCTCAAGCGACGTCGGAGACGTATTGACCTTGGTTAGAGGCTCGGGAGTAGGCATCTTAACGACGTTTGATTTCTTCGTCATGACTTCCTCCCATTCACCGGCTGAGCCTGCATCACTGCGTTGTACCCAAAGGTTCCATGCGTTCCAGGTACGCGATGCACCTGAAGCGTGTGCCACGGCTTCGGGATTGGCCTGCCTAACGTCGGGGCCTGCTCATAGAAGGGAAGACGGGGGTCAAGCCACGCAAACGACTGTTCAACCACTCTCGTTTTGTGTGTCGGATCCGAGAGCCAACCATGCGATCCATCACCACCATAAGGACCACTCACATATGCGGTACCTTTTAACCGAAGGATACGATGGATCTCATCCCAAAACCGAAAGAAGTCTGTCGGCTCTAGATATTCCAGTACGTGAGTGATAATTGCGGTGTGAACACACCCATCTGGCAGTGGAAATGGAAGTTGCAGAGGGTTGTGTCCCAAATCTGCCATTGTGACCGCACCGTCCTGAGGTACGCCACCGAGTGAGATATCGAGAACAACACCCTGTTTTCTTGCTAAGAGTTTTTGAATCTTCTGTTTCTGAAATTTTAGCCCCACGCTAAACCTCTTTTCTGTCCCACTGTCTTACTGGTGCAGCACCGCCGAGTAGTGCTGCACCAGCCTTCGAGAACCATCGACCTACGTACCGAACGACCAGTTGTAGGTGATATTGAGCGCCTGTGAGTTGGACTTCGATGACGACGCAAACGTCGCCAACGAGATCGCCGTGCCCGAACCGATGGATTGATGAGCGTACTGCGCAAGGCAGTTGATCACCACGTTGTTGGAAATGTGAGAAGAAGCGTACTGCCAGGACTGGCTGAGCGTCCATGCACCGGCAAGAGCTTGCGAAGCCGCAACGTTGGCTCGCGAGGCGCCTGCCTGATTGACGGTGGAGTTGGATTGTGTTCCATACTCCGACGACATGACCGTCTGAGACGAAAAATTCGACGACTGCGCCTCTGTGTGCTGGCCAAGACCCCAGTACGACGCATGTGACGAATTGGCCAGTCCTACGAAATTACGGACGATCTGTCCGTGTCCGTAACTGGTGATGATATTCTCGTGCCAGTCCCCTGCCTTCTCCTCACCTGTTTTGAGATCGACCAGTGCCCCGCGAATGAACCCTCTCACTGTTGCGCCTTCGCGGAGGCCCTGACGACGACGCTTTCCTGCCCTTGGAGGCAGGCCATCCTGTTCCATCACGTGGAGTGATCCATCGTGAAGGTGAATGCGTTCGCCCTTTTTGAACATCGTTCGCTCCTATGCCTGAGTCATTCGGCGCAGCTTTGCTCGTGCTTTGCGCGCAACTTTACCATTCACTTTGGGATTCGCACGTCGGATCGATCCGTCTACCAAACGACAGTAAACATCATTGTCCGTTGTCCGAAAAACCAAAGTTCCCTTCGATGTCCTCGTTTCACGAGGTACGAATACCTGACGCGGATTGTAAACTCGCCGGGATGAATCAACAGGATGCCGTTGATCGTCGTCTGTGCGAACGTCGTCTTTAGGTTGAGTATCCATCTCTATTCATCCCGGCGAAGAAAAAGATAATCCGACCGCTGTGAGTGCTCCTCTCCAACGGTCAGATAATCCGATGTTTACGTGAGTGTGCCGATGCAGATACCGCTATCGCCGTTGTAGTCCGAACGGACGCGCGGAATCATGATCGCCATGACCAGATTGTGGATGGTGAACCCATCCAGCGAGGTCCACGGAATGACCGTCGGAGGCTGTCCGACAACCATATCGATGACATCCGACGTCATCTGCACGAGTGCCACCTTGGTCGCTGGCAGCAAGTCTGCGACGCGAACCGCCTGAAGACTCTCGATCTGAAGCAGACGCTGACGGATCGTGAGGCCCTGCGCGTTGTTTGTCGCGTTGTAATCGCTGTCGAGCGCATTGCCAACAACAGTCGGCACGTACAGACGGTACGGACCGAACTTCTTGTTGTTCTGCAAATCAGCGATCATCGCCTGTGTCTGCGAGAACACCGTTGCACCCACAGGAACCGTGGACCACGCCGCCGCAGTCAGCGTCTCTGCTTCGGCTCCGGGAGCGTTCAGAAGTCCCGGTGCGGAGTAACCCGCAACCTTGAGTTCCTGACCGTCCAGAGTCGTCGCACCGTTGATCGCTGCGTCTTCGATAGCCTCGTTGACTGCACGAACACACTGCTTGACCATGCTCACATCGAGCGGAGTTCCGACACGCTGAGACGTCTTCAGCGTTCGAATATCGATCTCGAACCCGTCCGTCGTGAGATAAATGGGCAAACGGTTCGGCGTGACAATCGGCAGCTTGTTCTCACCGCGAGCCGAGGGGCTCATGGTGCGCTGTGCAGCGCCGATCTTGTTGCTCGAATTCCACTCAAGCTGTGCGATGCTGAGTGGATCCGTGAGGTTGTACGTCAACCCCGCGGCCATGATGTCAGCAGCGAACGTCAGCCTCTGAAGACCAACTTCCACCACCGCACGATCAATCGCGACCTGTGCCTTGTCCTGCATCGGAGCAAGCGCACGGAACTCGTTTTCGACCGCTGCCATCATGCGATAGCCGGGACGCCGCATCGCGGGTACCGACCATCCACCAACCTCCTGAAGTGCTCGCATGACCACGTTGGTCAACGGGCTATTACCCTGCCAGTTCGAATCCGAACCGGCCATGAATCTCATTTCCTTTGACATCGCATATCTCCTTGTCTGAGCCCTAAATCGGCCTTCGAATCTAAGCCAGATGGCTTAGAGGGCCTCGACGCGGATGCGCGTCAATGCGGCCGTTGCCGTCTTGTTTTCGAGTGCGCTGAAGAGAGCCACGGTGGCGCTCAGCTTCAACTGTCCGAGCGTTCCCAGCGAACCAAGCAGATCGCCTGCTTCAACCGCCGATCCCGATGCGATGAACATCCATGCGTGTGCGCCTTTGTGAAGGATCGAAACCTCCATCAAGTCACCCGCCGCATAGACATCACCGACACCTTTGTTGAGCATCGCCTGATCCGTCGCGACTGCCGGAGGACCGGCAATGTCAGCGGCAGCGAGCTTCCAGCGGATGATTCCGCCGACGTTATCACGCGCAACGAGCGCGCCGGGGTAGATCTCTGCCGCAGCAGCGAGATCCCCGATCTGGGTGCGTGAGCCACCCAAGTACACCGTGTTCGGGTTGTTTCTGGTGATCGACATTTTCCATTCTCCTCAATTGACCGGCCAACTTCTAACTGTAATGATGTCCCACGACCACCTACAATTAGCAGAAGCCTGTCGGCTCTGACCTTAGTTGACCGTCTTCGACTGGAGTGCCTTCAGAGGCTCTGCGTACGGATTCGGAGGCGTGAAATCATCCTGCTTCACAGATGCGTGGCGTTCCTGAGGAATGCCACGTCCGCTGAAATCAGGAATCTCGACACGAGCGTACGCCGCCAACTGCTTCAGTGCAGGCGTATTCATCGCCTTCAGTTCCTCTTCGGTATTCGCTCCGAGATCCTTCAACTGCGAAATGAGCGAACCGCGAAGAGCATCCTCTTCCGCCTTGTGGTGTTCGAGCAGCGTCTTGAAGAACGGTGGCGCCTTCGCCAACCAGTCCTCTTCGGACGGTGCCTGCTCTGCGGTCTTGAGACGCTCCTCAGCGACCTTTAGACGCGCATTGGTGTTCGTCAATTCGGTTTCGAGCTTGCTCGTGTTACGCTCGGCCGACTTACGCGCGTCCGACGCCGCTCGAAACTCTTCGAGTCGTGAGTCGCCGCAGGCTTCGAGCATTCCCTCGTCGCCGTCCTTGAACCCGCTGTACCGGTCAGTGACCAGTTCAGCGATCAACTCTGCTCTCGTGCTCTTTTCCATTTTCCTGTCTCCTTGTTTGCAGCCGCAACCAGCGGCTTTCAGTTGCGGCTTAGCTGCCGCTGTCCTGCCCGAACCCGGTATCGTAGAACTATGACACCCGCACTCGGACGGCGCGGATATAGACGCCATCCGGATCTTCCCATTCCCATTACACGCTTCGCAGGGATTGCCTTTCAGATTCCCCGACCCCTTGCACATCGGACAATCTTTCTTTTTCTTCACTCCACTTCCAACCTGTGCGCCGGGAACCATCGGAGCGAGAGTTCGAAGAAGATCATGGACGTCATCGACGCACTCTAATTCCATTCGATCCGATAACATCCTCATCGATGCTGCGCGATGCGATCCACATCCCATCTCAATGGAACACGCACCTCGACCACCCGGAAGAAACGCCAGATGATCACCAACGACTTCCTTCCATGATGCTGTGTACTTCTTACCGTTGAATTCTCCAGGTTTATCATCCGTGACCACGAACGCGCCTACAGACACTTCTTCCGATTCTCCTGAGAGCAATCGCTCGTACATCTCAGGGTGCAATTCCTTTGCACGCCTAGAATCGATCCACGCCTCGCAGAGCAACTTCTTCCCCTGCACACGAGGATTGAACACGAGTCCGATGCCGCTCTCCGCAAGAATGTCGGGACTATTCGCTGAACACTGCCGTCCATTCTTCTTCGGATGATAAAGTGTTGCGGGCTTCCTATCCCATGTCCTCGCATACTTCTCCAATGTGGACAGAGGCACAAATTCTGGTGTCTCGGCATTCACCGCATGAATGACGCCTTCCATCAGTGCGACTACAGGTACCACGAGGTACGGTCGCCCGTCGTATGTGTCCATACGCACGGATCCTGTCGCGCCTCGAAGATGTAACGTTCTGATAGAAGACATAAGAATCCTGTAACGAAAATCTTCGTTTTAGAACCAGCTAAATTGTATGAAAAAGAGAAAAAGCAGAGCGGTGTTACCCGCCCTGCCAAACAATCAAACCTTCAAGTACCCGACGCGCTTCGTATCTTTGTCAATCTGCACGACGACTTCACCAGACTTCACATTCGCGTTCAGCTTCCCACGAATGTACTGCGCACCCCACTCGTAGGTTTCCTGCGCGACACCACCGATGAGCACCGATCCGCCCGAAGAGAATCCATCCCCTCGGATCTCGAACTTCCCACCGGGCGTCCCGGTGACGATCACATCCGGGTACGTCTTCCCAGCAGCCGCACGCGCACTGCTAACAGCATCATTTGCAACCTTCGTGACGGCATCCGCGACAGCCTGAGCACCGACAACAGCAGCCGTTTTCTCAGCCTGCGCCTTTTCGTCTGCTTTGAACTTTTCTTCAACTGTCTGAGTCGTTGTTGACATGTTAGATCTCCTTTGAGTTACTTATGGTTTTTCAGTCTATCGACAATTGAGTCGATCTGTTTACGTGTTGTTACATTTTCGTTCTCGTTGACTAACTCTGTCTCTACCATTTTCTGCGTCTCTTCAACGCCATTCGCGACTCCGGCAATCCTGACATGAGTTTCGTCAGCCTCAAGCCGAGTTATCTCTGCTAATTCGGCTGCAATTCGTGCTGTATCTTCTCTTAGTGCATCAACCTGAATTTTTCGTTCGGTTGCCCATCGACGCAGCGTAATTCGCCAACACCAATGCAAATACACCAAATAGCAAAGAACCATTATGGTTCCAGCACCAATTAATAGCTGACCCCACATCCAATCCGGCACGTTCAATCGCTCCTCCGTCTTCTTTTATTCCGACGGTCGATCAGGACTTTTAATTCGCGATCAACGCTATTCAAGCGTTCTCGCACTTCAATGAGAGCTTTGCGTTCTGCTTCATTAATTGCAATCTCTTCATCAAAACGAAGAAGTTGCTTCTCTTTCATCAACGAATCACCTGTCAGCCATCTCAATACGTTCATCGCCCCTGTCTTCGCCGTTTATGACGGCTTATTCATTTCGTCGAATGAATTAACAAGTTTCCGGCGGCGATAACTCCGCCATGACCCATACGCGGTCATGATAATCGGAAAAAAGAATGAAAGCCTTACCAACGCACGCAACGCAGTCAACTTAGGCGATAATTGATCAGGAATAGCTGCTGGTAAATAGAAAGCCGCAATGCCAGCAAATAAAAACCATCCTGGAATCGTGAGACGAATAATCTCTGCCTCGACATTTCCATCAGCAAGACATAGATTCGCGAGTCCAACAGCGGCTTCTTCCTCGTCTAACCGATCTTGTTCGATACTAACATCGTCTTTTCTGTTACAACGCATCGCTAACTGTTTAGCAAGCGTGGTACGAACAACCGCTCGGTCCTGAATAGCTTGCCATAATATCCATGACTTGCCGCAAAACGCCACAAGTGCAAGCAAGAAAAATGAGATCTCCCAACCAGATGCGTTATGTGGAAACATTTACGTGGGCTCTCTACGCAATACGTCGAGCTCGCGTGCGATACGGTGGAGCCGTCGATCAATTTCTTGTCGCTCCTGATAGTCGCATAGCTCTTGTTCTATCGAACGTTTACCGATATGCCCACGTCGTTCTAACAATCGGCGGTCAACTTCTGGATACTTCCCGCGACGAAACCATTCAAACAGGCTCACGGTCTGCGCTCCTTCGCAAGATCCAGCCCTTTCTCGGCTTGATCCGTGGCTCTTGTGGCCATCGCTTTCCATTCTGCCTCTCTTTTCTCGGCAGCGGCAACGTCGCGTACAGATCGTGCTTCACATTCAACAAGCTGATATCCCCAGACCCAGCGCTTCGTTGCCCCAAGCCACAACACGAGGATCAATAGGGCTGCAAGACTAACTCCGCTAAGTTTTTCTGCAACCGCAAGAATCTCAGTCACGATCTTATCGGACTAACCCGATTGCCGCTACGAGAGCGGCCAATCCGATAGCAATAAGACGATTCCATGTCGGTGAGGTATGCTGCCATGCAGCAACGACCAAAACGACAAATGAAAAAACGAAAAGTATGTTCGGCATCATGTTAGGCATCAAACGATCCCTTCTGAACATCGACAAGATACATGGGCTGGCGGACCTTCAAAGGCTTCGCCCTCATCGCTGATGTAAGCCTGACCTAATTTCGCCCGCTTACCTTCGAGGCCCTCACAGATCGGACAGACTTTTTCATCCCCAACGACGATCCACTCTCGCTTTTCGTCGCCGTTTAAAAGTCCTGCCTCGACTGCCTGTTCCCACGCCTCGCGCTGTCCTTCATGAACAGCGATCATCGGTTCGTTCCTAGCAATCAATTTCGCTCGATCACTATCTCCGACCGCTTCAAGAATTTCATCGAGGTGTTCGTCCCAATCACCTGTCTCAAGAAATTCTGCCGTCGCGTTACTGATGCGTTCACGGCTCGTCTCTGTGATATTCGTGATGAGTTCGGCTGCGTGCTGGTCAGCCCAGTCAATCGCAGCCTGTCGTTTCACGTCGAAATCGAAGTAGATCTTCGGTTGATCTGATCCCTTCTTTGCCGTTCGAAATTCTTCAGCAGATCGCAGTTGCTGTTGCAACATCTTCGCAGCGACCTTCCCACCTTCGAGATAGATCGTCTTCAATACTTGAGGCAACGAGTCTTGAAGTTCTTCTCTCAAGACTTCTAGCGATTTATCGATTGACTGACGATCACCGGAGACAAGGACGCGACGTGCAGCCGAGAACGCATACCGAAGAACGATTTCGAGCTTCGGTGCAAACTTGTCAGCCGTTTCGTGAATGGCTGTTTCTTTGCGACGTGAGGCTGTGCGTGGTTCTTCTTCATCCGACATCCCATCCGTGATGATTAAGATGTCTTCAGCCTTCTTCAACGCCTCAACAAGTACCTCGTACTGCTCTCTCACCAGTGCTGTAGGCTGCACGCTCGCTAATTCAGCACGCAAATTATCAAGATCCTCGGTAACACCGATGGAGACGAACCGGCGAATCGTTGGGGTCTGATTCAGCGCCCAAGACGAAAAATCTCGCATGCCTCCAATAGAGGCAAACTCCTCTAGCACGCCAGTGGTATCCGCCAGCGAGTAACTCACTGTGCGAGCAACTCCTTCAAGTGCGTCGAGTCCTTCACTGGTGTCATAGCCCCTAACCGAAACGATCCGGCGCCCTTCGCAAAGTACACCTTGTGTCCGGAAAAGCCTTTGCTCTTGAACACATCCCGATCATCGAGGACCACGGTATGCACAGCGGCTTTATTCAGCCGCGCCCACTTTTCTTTCTTCTCTCGCGCGGCGGTTCGCACCCAAATCTTGTCGTTGGTGTTATTCACCATCGTCTTGACTTCGATGCCGACCTTTTTGCCATCGATCTCCGTGATCACATCGACTGGCGCATTGCCCTCCGTGCCCATTCCACCCACCATCTGAAGGACCTTGGCCTCGTTCCGTTCCGCGTGCCTCTGGACACGGGCTCCGGCTGGCTTGAAGGCCCTCAGGGCACGGGCAGACTGCTCAGACCGGCCAACCCCTTGGCTGCTGCCTCCGGGGTTCCCACGGCCACCCACACCCCCGGCATGGCCGAAGTTCCCTGAGCCGGGACCTCCGAGAGTCTTCAATTTTCTCTTCATCCCCTCGATCAACTTGCGACCACCTGATGTCCACTCTTGCTGCTCGAAGTTGATGTCGTAACGCTTGTCCGCCTCTTTCAAAAGTTTTGTCCCGAGCCCCTGTCGTTGTGCGTCAGGTGAGACAAAGACGTTGACGTTACCTTTTTTCTCGAACGGATGAATGTCTTGCGGATAGTGATAGAGAATCGCTTGAAGTTTTCCATCCTCGCCACGATGCGTCAGGATATCCACCTTCTTTGCAGGTTCTGTGACCGATCTACCACTCGCCAACATGACTTTTCTTGCCGGTTCAACTTCTTCTGTCTGCGCCGTCAGTCCCGGCTTGCCTTTCACCGGAAACTGACTGGCTTGTGACGCGTAATCAAAATTCGCCGGGGCATCACGCTTCGGATCTGTCTTAACCTTCGAGATTTTGGAGGCAAACCCCGCCTCTGTCCATCGACCACGCTCGTCGCGCGGCTGATTGGAGTCGAATCCTAACTCTCGAAGTACTTGACTCACGACTTCTGCAACCCCGTCTTCGCGCCCTGCTTCTTCACACCCGCATTCTGCGCGATCCCAAATCGCTGTGACCACGTGTTCGCGATGTGCAACACCTCAGAGATCGGCGCATTGACACGAACCACGTTCATCGTCGATGTTCCCAACCGATTGTCCTGTGAATCAATTCCAACAACCGCGGCCCAACGGTGATGCCCATCCACCACATAGTTATCTTTGGAAATGAAAATCGGATTCTTCGCGGGATCAAATTCTTTCGCTTCGTAATCCAACATCATCTTGCCGACAGTCACACCCTTCATCTCCCGCTGCGAGGCGCGAAGTCCAGACGCTGGCACCACTTCATCGGTTGTCTTCATACCGATGCCTTGCAAATACGTCTTAAACGCTGCCGCGCCGTCTACTTCCGTCGGATCCCACGGCGTGCGTGGAAGTTTATCGGCTTCTGATCCAGGAACTGGCTTGCCTCCAAGTTGCGGCATGAAGAGTCGTGGAATACCCTCTGGATATTCCGCTGTGCGAAGGCTCTCTGCGCAAAACAAGTTCGTACCCTTCACGGTCACGTTACAGAGATCAAAATCCTTCGCTGCTTCGCCAGCACTTTTCGCAGCAATCGCATCAGCCGCCAACTGGTGGATCAAGGTATAGGCTTGTTCAGTCGTCTCGACCTCGACGACCTTACCTTGCAACACCAGTGAGCAACCCTCTTCGACCGTTTTTACTTTGATCGGGATCGGGCGACCAGTCTTTGGATTGGTTTCCTGCTTCCACGTGATGCCCGTATGTTCCCATCCTCCGGGAGATTTCCACCCATCAGTAGATGATCCACCGACCTGACCGGGGCGCCCTCCGTGTCCGAAGTTCCCTGAGCCGGGACCACCGAGTGTTTTCGGTTCCGCGACCAGTCCTTTTCGGATCTTCGCCTTCGCAACCGCTAACCGTATGGCACTCAGTGCGCGAGGTTTCTTCAAGGCATCAACAACATACTCGCCATATTTCTGTGGCCAATCCGCTCCGGTATGAACCGCCGCCGCTTCCGAAATAAGGGTCGTCATCTGCTCTGGCGTGGTATCTGCGAGCTTGTCACTCACAAACTTTCCATACCATCCAGCCCAATCCTTGTCCGGGACGCCTGTTTCTTTCTCGAACGCTGTGTGCGCGACCTTCGCTTCTGCCATCAGCGCACCAACAGTTTGTGACGCGGCTTTCGCATCGGACAAATCTAGCGCGACTTTCGATTCCTCACTAGAAGATCCGCCGACCTGACCGGGACGGCCCTCGTGACCGTGATTGCCGCTGCCGGGACCACCAAGCGCCTTGAACTTCGCATCAACCTGTTCTTTAAAGATTTCCCAGTTGCCCGTCTTGAGTGCAGCCTCAAGCATTGCTTCTACGACCTGTCCTAGTTCGGGATCAGAGAGAAGCGCCGCTATCTTATTGATGGCATCTTGTAGTTTCTCGTCTTTTTCCGCTCCAGCCACAAACCTCACCGGAGGAGGCAACGCTCGTCCTCCATACATTTTCTTGTCTTGTCTGGTAGGACCATCGGTACGCATCGCTTCTAGTTCTGCCTTCAACCCCTTCGGAGTTATGCTGCTCAACGTGTTCCACAGTTCCTGACCGATCTCCGGATCACTCAAAGCCTTATCAAGAGATTCATAAATCTCAAACAGCTTCCGCCGTTGTTCTGGAGTGCCTTCCGTGCGCTTCGATGACCACGTGATGTAAGTGGGGTCAAACTCTAATTTGCTATGTTCAAGTGGAAAGCCCGCTTCATCACGACCAGGAATAATGTATCGAGCACCGATTTTTCCTAAGCCTCCTGAAGACGCAGGACCACCATCCGTCCATTGACCATCCTTGTCGCGAGGTTGGTCTGGATTAAACTTCAGTTCACGCGGCTCTTTGTAGATAACCGTGCCGTCTTTCAGCGTGATCACGAGTGTAGGAAGACTCAATGTGCTATCCATCCCCACTGCTTAAACACGTCATGCACAAAATCTGTCTCCAGAAGACGTGAGATCGGATTACTGAGCTTCGCGACTTCCATGACCGGCTTGCTGTTAAACAATTCCGTAAACGCGTCCGTGAAAAGTTGTTCTGGCTTCAACGGCGAGGATCGCAGAATCGTATCGTTCAGACCCTTACTCGCCTTTTGCCACTCCGGGCTCTCAATTCTCGCTGTTAGCGTGCGTGCGAACTGGCTGTATACCCCGTCTTCAGTCGTGAACACCTTGTTATGTTCGCGATCTACGAGACTCGTAGCCGCGCCGTCCATATCAAACCCGTAATGCTTCAACAGAAAATCATCAATCTTCTTTGAAGACACACCCTGAGGGCTGACATCGAACGTCGCTTTCGATTCTTTACGAATCTTCGCGGGAATGCTGTTCAGCAGTTTCGCCGCAGCTTCTTTGCTCTCCCCTTCGACCTTCGGACCACCGTCTCGATTACCGTGGGTCTTCTGATCGTGCTCGCCGTGTAACGCCACGAAGCCCAATGTGCGCAACGTGTCTTGGCACTCTCCGCACAGCGTTTCCAGCGATTCTGTTTTTTCTAGGCGCGCGACCAGTTCAACCCGAGCCTTTTTCATCAGGCCACCGGGGTCTGGTCTATTGGGATCGCCTTTCAGCAACCACGCTTTGGTTGTTGGTGAGAGATTCATGGCGCCATATCTCTCTTCAATAAGTTCTTGATCTCGTCACGCACTTCATGTAGTTCCTTTGGCAATTCGTGATCCATCACCACCGCAGTGAAAATCTCGGCTGTCGCTTCTTGAGGTCCACCAGTCGCTGCATAGCCGCTGATTTTCTGATCTACAAAATCATCGAGCTTATCGTCAGGGACGTTTTTTAGAACAGCACCGATGACCGCCCGAGTTAATCCATCACCAGTCATCGCATCGGCAAGATGTCCCGCTTCATGGATTACAATGCCGCGATAGACTTCACGTTCGAACTCTTCCTTCGAGGTTGCGATTTCCGACGCACGTCGAGACGCAATCGTGAAATTATCATCAGAAGGGTTACCAGTCGTGTTCCGCGCCTCATCAGAGCCGTTGATGAACATCATTCCCTTAACCGTGTTGCTATACGGATCCCTCGCGAATGATGCGGACGCGACTTGTGGGTCATACTGCGCATACACCAGAGGCACATTCTTCTGCAAAAACTCATGTAGCGCAGGTGCCTCTTTTTTCAAATCGTCAAGCCCCAACGCAATCCCTTCCATCGCTTCTTTCGACAAAGGATTCGTTGCCGTTTTCAATTTCATATAATCACGAAACAACTCCGGCGTCTGATACACAGGAATCGTGTTGTAACCCTTGTCAGCGAATGCCTTCTGAAAGGCTTCAGACGGTCCAATGTGTTCAGTAGAGGGTGTCGCTACTGCCGCAGGCTCCTTATTGAAATCTATCTTAAAATTATGAACCGAGCCTTTCGGCGTCGATCCTCCGGGGTTATCCTTGCCTCCGACGCCGCCTTGATGACCGAAGTTACCGGAGCCGGGACCGCCGAGTGCACGTTGTTTACTAACAGTATAAAACGCCGTACTCCCATCAGCGAATAGCACACGCGCGAGCGTCGCGTTCTCTGGTTCGACAGGCTTCCACGATGCGTTGATGTACAACACAACCCCGCTACGACCGTCGATGGTGATCGGTTGCGGGATCATGCGTTCGGCTTCCTTCCGATGCGTGCTTTTACCTTGTTAAGATTAGCAATCTCTCTCAGGTCATCAGCAAACAACCGCCATGACATCTTCGCACTATCACCAGCACGTACCGATAATGGAGTCACCCTCAGTCGCGTCATCTCCGCAAGTGTTTCATTGATCGCTCGTTCAAACCCATTAGGCTGATTGACGATATCAGACTGCCAATACGCTTTAGAGTAATCGGAGATACCGTCGTCCTTCTGCAAGACGTTCATCTTCTGAACATAACGAGACTGACCGGGCTGCTGATCGTTCTCCGTTTCCATGTACGTGTCACCAACATGTCGATAGAACATTGCCGACACTGGCCAACGTTTATGAACCTCTTCCTGCATCTCGGGCCGAACATAGCCACTCACACGGAAGAGACGCTTGTGTTCCTCTGGGGGCAGATTATCAATCTCTTTATGTTCCGCGAGTTGCGCCTCACGCGCGGCGTCAAATATCGCATGTGAGATCTCATGCGTCACGATCCCATTCGTGACGGCCATACGCTCATCGTATGAGTTACGAGCGTTGATCTCGATCACACCAGTGCGTGGATTAAAGTGGCCTGCTTCTCGAAATTCAAGATCACCAACTTTGAATGCAGTCGGTTCTTTATCCACGACGTTGATAATTGCCGGAGGAATCCCCATTTCCTCAGCGAGTGTTTCCGCGCGTCGTGCAACGATGTCTTTATAGCGAACAGGAAAACCCGGTGGCAACGTTTCTACAGATGCGCCTGAAGGAGCACTGCCCCCGACTTCACCGGGTCTACCAGCGTGACCGAAGTTCCCTGAACCTTCGCCTCCGAGCGCCTTGAGATCTTCGACCATCGCAAACGCGACAAACACGCGATGAAACTGCCCAAGCACCTTGAGCCACGGCTTTTCCTCAACCCACGAGAAGGGCTGATCGCGCATCCACGCGGCCTTGATCCACTCAGGCTTGATGTCACCTGCGAACTGAAACGCGTCTTTCGGATTCGTGATGTAGGAATCGGGGCGCAGTGTCGCCCAGATCTCTTCGGGGATTTCTACTTGCAGAACGACGGGCTTGACTGCGAAGTCCGAACCGGCACTCCCGTGGTTCTCAGCCGCACTCTTGGCGTAGTCTTTCGCCTGCTGAAGATCCGTCGCGACATAGACGTTGCCTGCGACACTACCGGGATGCGCCTTGCCCGCGAATTTCGCTCGAATGCCATCCTTGAGGATGGAGTTCAGCGCACCGGATTCGGTGCCGTGGAAGGCTGTCCACTGGCCACGTTCATCGCGTGGCTGGCTCGGATCGAAAGCTAACGTCCTTACCCTCTTCAACTGCGAGGGAGACTTAATCAGGACAGTCGCTGGAATCTCACTCTGATTAAGTTCATCCAACGATTGAATCGCATCGTACCCGTGTCGAGCTAACACCTCACGGACAGCCGGAATGTACGCTACGTCTAACGGGTTACTACCCCCGTACGGAGAAAAGTCTGAGACGCTAGGTACCTCTAGCCACCATCCCGGCCCATCCTGTCCTGAGGGCGTGAATGTGTACTTGACCCCCGCTTCATCGAGGAGTGGCAACATCCGTTTGATGTCTTCTTCGTTATGAAGACTAAACGGCTTCGAGACAGAGATCGCAATCTCTTGAAGGCTCCCTTCTCTTCCACTTCTCTCGTTCTCTTCTTTATACCAACGCGCCGCTTCGGGGTCTGGAGTAGTGAAAATCGGCAGTCGTAGCGTCTCAGGGATCGCTCCACCAATATAATGAGGTTTCGTCGTATCGAACCGTGTGTCGCCACCTCCGGTCCATCGACCATTCTCATCCCGAGGTTGACTCGGATCGAAACCTAGCCAGCGAGGATCTTCTTCGCGGCTTCGATCTCCATCGCTGTAGGTTCTCTGCCAGTCAATTTCCGCGCGAGCGCGATGAGTTGATCGAGTGTGGGAGCCTGTGTTTCGGATCCCGTAACGATAAGCTCCGGCTGCTTTGACATGAGGGTACTCAATGGTAACAGACTTGCCGTTCTTCAAATCGAAATACGCCAACTGCTTGGCTGCACGCCCAAGCCTCTCGGCTTCCGCTGCGTCTTGCACAATCGTGCTGACATCCAGATAGGCCATGCCATCTTCGGGGTTATGCCAACCCCCGAGATAGTTGCCTGACTGACTCAGAAGATCGATGTTCTTGACCGTGTACTCCGCAAGTGCCACGACGGAGACATCCTTCGCCGGAAGAATTTTCTCGCGATCCTTGTGGAGACTCAGCGCAAAGCCCGTCTTCGGTTGTTCACCCGTCGCAGTGTGGTACGTGAATCCGCCGTCGGCTTGATGAATCGCTTCGAGGATGCCGCTTGGTGCGGGGAGAGAACCGCCCACCATGCCGGGGCGTCCAGCGTGGCCGAAGTTTCCTGAGCCTGCGCCACCGAGTGTGCTTAACGTCTTGTTCACCAACACGACGCTGTACAACACACGAGTGTTCTGCGCAAGTGCCCGCCAATCAATGCGATGAAAAAATTCTTTAGAAGGAGTACCGACACCAGTAATCCACTCAGGTGGAATGGTGCCCTTTACCGCGAACGCATCGCCTTGATCCTCAGATCGTACGTTCGTAGCCCACCAGTCCCGAGGGATCTCAATTCTTAAAATGACGGGTTCTGTGTCATCGTTGACCTCTGCGGCATACTTCGCGTACGTATTCGCACTTGTTAGACTCTCCGTGAAGTACACAGACGCTGGGCGACCACCCATGTCCGCGCCTTGCTGACGTGCGTATTCATCGGCTCCTGTGCCGTGGCCTTTGAAGGGAGAGAGTCCGAATTGTTTGATCGAGGCTAGTGCCTCTGATTGCGTGCCGTGAAAAACAAGGTGTGGCCCACGGTATCCAACAGTTACACCATCACGATTACCATGAGTCTTCTGATCGTGCTCACCATGCAACGTACGCACGCGCGCCATCTGACTCGCGATAGTCAGTAGCCGTGCCGCACGCGCGGGAGCCAGAGGGAAGCTAAGCATTACCTTTCTTCGCTTCTTCTATCAGCCACTTTTCTGCTTCTTCTTGTGTCGTATGTCCAAACCCTGTGTCATAAGGTCCACGCTTCGCATGCCACATAAAGTTATAGCCGCGAGGTCCGCCGATCTGTGGATCCTGCTGACGACGACGTTCGATACGACCAACAGACTTCCCGTCTACCTTTAACTGATAGTTAGCTTTCTTACCTTCCGAAGTTCCTACCCGCTCTACTCCCCCATGATGATTCCCGTGGCTCTTCTGATCATGCTCGGCGTGTAGCCCGACAATCTTATGCACGACATCCGTCGCCCCGACCTCGATAGCCGTGGTCAACACGCGAAGCAATTCGATATCTTCAGCGGCTTCTAACCCGCGAGGATCCACTATCGCAAACTTTCCAGTGTCTTCTCGTCCAGTGATGCGCAGATCCACGTCCTCACCCTCAGCAGGCGAGAAGCGAATCGTGCCAACCGATGCCGTCATACCCTCAAGCGCACTCGATCCCACGTAGCGAACACCGTGACCCTGCTTCAAGTAGGCGACGGTCGCATGCGGCGTGTAGTTCGGATGCGTGGTGGTGACTTCGAGGTTGTTCGTCAGACGCTCATTCAGATCGACGAGATCCTGTGAGATAACCTCGACATACAACACGTCGTAGCCGTCACCTTCGAAGATACCCGTCTTACCGAGGGTGAACCGAATCGGACCCACATACGTGGCAAGCACCTTCCTGACGCTGGAGACATCATTCGTGTGCAAACCATACTTGACAGTGATATGTGCGTCGTCTTCGAGCCCACCCTCTTCTACGCAGAGATCGAACGCGGGAATCGAGCGTCCGAACGCCAACAATGCCTCTGCGATTACTGGTGGAAGTTGAATCTGTGTTGAGGAGAGCTTGTAGGTCTTTCCGGCCATCGCTGCGCGATTCTTGGCAATCTTCTTGTACGCGTCCAGTGTAGCGCCATAGAAGAAAGTCTTCAGTCTCGGATCGCCCTCTTCGGCCTTACCATACAGATCGAGTTGCTCTTCAAGAAAGTCGATCTTCGAGCCCTTGAATCCATCACGCTTGGCCTTCGTGTACCCCTCGTCAAGCGCGGCGCGTTCATCGTCCTTCATCCCCTCGATAATGCTATCAAGAGGATCTTTCTCTTCCTTGGGCTTCGCTTCTTTCTTCTTCGAACCCGAGGGCTTCTTCTTCGACGCGGGAACAGACTTCGGCTTTGCTTCTTTCTTCGGCTCGTCCTTCGCTTCCTTTTTCGGTGCCTCGTCGTACTTCCCGGTCACGATAGGATGATTCGCAGGCACCCACTGCCCAGTCTTCTCGTTCTTGAACCCATCAATCGTGCCGCTCTTTTCGGGCTTCCATTCGGGACCGAGTTTCGGCTTACTCTCATTCACGACAGCCTTGCGTAGCGCCTGATAACTGGCAACCGTCTTCTTATCGAACTTGACGACAGGATCGCCGCCCTTCGCAATGCTCAATGCGAGTTGCTGACGGAGGAATTCGAGTTGACTGCCATTGAATCCGGCCTTGACCGCACGCGCATGGCCTTCTTCAACAGCCTTCGTCTCCTTCTCGTTCAACTTGAGACGCAAGTTGACCAGTCCGGCCTTAAACGAACGCTGTGTCGCACGCTTCGCGGTCCCCGCAGGCTTGTCTGCCGATCCACTTCCACTTCCAAACTTCCCGTCATCAGCACGAGGATGTTCGTGTTCCTCGAACTTGGAGAGCGCCGTGCGCAATTCGTCAATCGTGTCTTCGGCTGCTCGCAACTCCTCATCATCGATATCGAAGTCGAGGTCCGCGTCTTCAGCAGGAACATCGGCAGGCTGCATTTCGGCCATTGCTTCCTGCGCTTGCTTGGCTTTGGCCTCAGCCCGCTCATCGATTTCCGCACGCTGTTCTTCTGACAACGGCGCGAAGCCCAACGACCGATCTCTGATCTCTGCATCCGTGAACACCACGTCACCATACGTGGAGTTGACCGTCGCCATCCCAGTCGCGGTCTGAATCTTTTCCTGCTCCGTAAGCACCTGAATGTGGGGCCAGAGCACGTCATACTCGTCTGGTCCCTTGGACGGCTCCGGCAGATACCCGTACTTGATCAATCGATCTGCGAGTTGCCTGACAATGTAGGGACCAGCGTACTGAAGCTGTCTACCAACAATCTGGTCACGGAAATTCTCCCGATCCTGGCTGCTTGCCAGTTCGCCCATCTCGGAGCCCGTGAGGATGCGCTTCGGGATCGCCTTCGCACCAGCAATCTGCGTGATGATCGTGTCCGCTGGCCCATCGAAATTCGCGACATCCGAACCAAGGGGCGTGACCTTGACACCACGTGTGCGAATCCATCTCGTGATCTGATGTTTGTAATCTTCGGCCTGTGCCTTCAACGACTCGACAGCCGCAGCGTTCTCTGTGGGAGGCAACGTCAGATCTTTATCGATGTCGATGTGCATGCCCTGATTCGCACGCAGCCAAAAGGCTTCAGCGCCACCACCTGTCACCTTGCGCAAATCGATCAACAGATTCCAGACACGCTGCAACGCAGGCTGACCGAACACATCATCATCCAATAAACCTTCAGCGACATGGATGATACGTGAGTAATGCACCGGACGTGTGAAGTTCGGAGTCGCGAGATCCGTGCGTCGAATCGTGTACGTCTTGGGTAGACCAAAACGTTCTGACTTCGGATCCTCGTCATACTCGAAGATCGAACAATCAGAGCCATAATCTGAGGTGCGATAATTCTCTCGCGTTGAGCCACCCGGCCCACCACCACCGAGAAACGGCATCAAATAGAGAAGTTTATCTGGATTCGTAGTCTTGCGTAGTTCGGTGGACAAGTCTTGACCGTCACCGAGTAAGAGCACACCAAAGGTCGAGAGTCGTGAGAGTTTATCTACGCGAAGAAGTTTGGCCCCGATCTGGTGTTTCTTATCCAGCTTGTTCCATGCGTTCTCGAACGGGGTTTCGACTTCCGGATCTTCGTCCTCAATCAACTCGAAGGCAGGCTGACCTCTCCACGTAGCGTCCGGCATCACGTCTACGACGCGGCCTGCGATGCCTCCGCGCATGTACTCATCACGATATTCCTGAATCGTGATCGTCGCAGGATAGCCGAGGATAATGTACTCGTCGCGATTACCGTTGAACGTGATGCCGGATTGCTGTGCGAATCGCGCGCGTGCGAGAAGCACACTGTTCTCCAGTACGCGAATCTCAGAGGCCAACGTACGTAGCTGTGGAGGCACTGCCTCTGGTGGAGGGAAGCGAGACGTATCGGGCGCTGCGCCGTTACCGTTCGTTTCTTCGCTCATTGTAGTTCAAGTCTTGACACGTAGAAGGCGAGCACCGCAGAACGCCACCATCCGTAAAACCATCGCTTGTTGCGATAGACACGCACAAACGTTCCAAGGTCCGCGCGATACCACGGACGCAACGCGATGTGCGCTTCGAGATTCTCGCCGGGACGATTCGCTCTTACGACTTGCATTTTTCCAAACAAAAGTGCGGGTAGACTTTTGCGTCGCACTGTGATACAATGTATGTATCGATAATTATGTCGATGCTCTTTGACAACGAGGGATTATGGCAAAACGTGTGAAGAAATCCGCTCTTCCAGTTCCGGTGAAGACGGACTCTCGAATCTGTTTCGCAATCCAGTACTTCACGACCGAAGCTGACGCAGACAGGTTCGCAGAAAACGTTCGTGAAAAAAATATCACCTACAATGGTGGCTTTTTTCACGGCATGGCGTGCGGCAGAGACAAAGGGTGGGATTACGTTGATCCAGTTCTTGGTCAACTGTACGCAGTAACAAATTAAAGTGGATAGGGCGGGGATGAACCCCCGCCCTTTTTTTGTTAGTTCGGTGTCCCCGGATGATCCGGATCGGGCTGCGGTTCCTTCGGCACGGGCATCTTCGAGGTGTCCGGCTGAAGCGGTTCTTTCCTGTCCGATGGATCGTGGTCCGGGCGTGGTGAACGTTCCGGCTCGGTCTGCGGATCTCCCATTGACCCTCCTTAACGACTTGGTGGCTTCGACGGTGTTGAAGGAGCCGACGGTGTTGACTTCGGCAGTGGATTCGATGATGGCGCAGGCGTCGATGATGGCGCAGGCGTCGGCACTGACGGTGTTGATCCCGGTCCCGGCATGTGACCTCCTCACAGATCTCACCATGTCACCGCACTCGTAAGTCCAGCCTGTATCGGATTGAAGCGCTCCAACGCAGGTGCCGGAGCGAATGCGATCATAAGTGAGTCCGCCCTGTTTGGTGACGGAGTTTCATCGTTATAACGAACGACAGTCTGACCCTTACTATTCGGTTCCCATCGCAGCGTCAAGAGTTCATCAGCGAGTTGTTCATCGAGAGGATCGAGATCAATCTCTCCCCGCTCAAACATCCCACGAACGGCCCACCAGAGTTGCGACAACAGATTCGCGAAGACCGTCCAGACCTGATCGCTCCCACATTTCTCGCAACGCACGATGTGAGAGACTTGCCGCTTACGAGGCAACAGGTCCTGATCCCATTCATGCTTACAGAGACGACAGGAATAGACCGTACTCGCTTCACCTACAGAGATTGGATAGACGGGCAACTGTTGCTCACGAGCACGATCAACAACGCCACGGCCAACACCAATATAGTCAACCTTTGCCAGTTGTGCGCCATACTCGCGATTCGCTAAAGCCTGCAACAAGCGGCCTGTCGTCTTCATCGTGTCCGGCTGACGTTCTTCGTACAACACACGAAACACAGGTCCGTGCCGATGACCGAGACACGACGGATCTCCGAACTCTGATGCGCCAACGTCGAGGCCCAATTCATTTGGTCCAATAGCCGGAAGTTCACGTTGCTGCGCTTGTCGAATCCACGTCAACGGAATCAGCGAACCAACACTCGACTGGACGGGGAACTGTCCCAGTACCTTCGACTGCCAGAACGGATGCGTGTCTTCCATCTTCCCATCAGGAGGAGGCACGCATCGTCTACCATCCGCGGTCCACGTCCACCGTGGTGCCCACTTCAAACGTCGTTCCTCGACGTATCGTTTCCCGATCAAGTTACGCTTGATGTCTTCCGGCATGAACTCACCAGTAAAGTTCGGTGAATCGAACGCCGAAATATGCACCACAGAGAAACCAGAATTCGGGAGGCACGCTTCGTAGAATTCACCAGTTGGATCGTCAGGGTTCCCGATGATAAGCATCTTGCCTTCATCGTTCGCCATCAGTGAGTCCATCGAATTCCACAACCCGCCTCGCACACCATTCGCTTCGTCTACAATGACCAGTACGAATGGTGCGTGAATGCCCTGAAACGCAGTCGGTGAATAGTCGCTGGGTTTCCGGCCGAGTCCTACTGTCTCTTCTCGCGCAATACCCGTCTTCGGATCGATAACCGTGAGCTTCCAACTGGTCTGCGTGAGACGACCTGCAAGATTACCCCGCGCATGTGCGCGCCCAATTTCTTTCCAGAGAATCACCTCGACCTGAGGTTGCGTGGGTGCCGTTGTGATGACGAACGCTTCACCCGGCTTATGAGTATCAATCCACCATGCCGCGAGAATTCCGGCGTCGTAACTCTTGCCGATTTCGTGGCACGTCGTAGCCGCCGTCTTACGATGATCGCGAACCGAGTCCAGGATTCTGATTTGCCCGGACCACAACGTGTCCCCGAGCTTTTCGCGCGCCCACGCTGCGGGATCGAGTGCCCATCGACGGCGCTTGTTCTCCTCATGCGCGAGGGCCAGCGCAAGCATCCGCTCTTTTTTATTCTTCGGCGCGTCGAGAAGCTGGACGCCTGTCTCGACCATCAGATAACCTCCTCAACGGAGACGGCCTCGATGGTCAATTGCTCGGTTTTCTTGCGAAGATCTTCAGGAGAGAGTTCCGAGAGTCGCTGTGCAGCAATCTCAATCGGTCCGCCACCAGCCCCGGTTAGCTCAAGACGATCTGCGAAAGCCTTGATACCCACGTGACGACCCATGAGTTTCAGTGCGCCGGGTTTGTCCCAGAGCTTAAACTCAACCTCGTACGTGATGGTGATGGCCCCGCTCGGATCTTCTTTCACGATCTTGCGGCGTTTCACAGACTGAATTGCGCGCATCGCGTTTGGAGGCGCACCTTCTGCGAGAATCAAGTTGCCGTCATCGTCTACTTTGTAGTGCTCAACACTCGCATTCGCGAGTGTGGCGACTTCTTCGAGTACCGAATCCGCTGTCATATTGACGCGGATGGCTCGCATTTCTTTGGCTTGTTCTACAGCCGCCGCAATCCTAGAGTCTCCTAGAAGCCTAACAGCCGTGACGCTCGCGCCGACTTTTGGATAACCAGCACGAATCGCCGCACGTGTGCCGTTAAAGTCAACAATATACTCACGAATGAACGCGAGTTGACGGGTGTTGAGCTTCGAAAGATCGACGACTTCTAGAGGGTTTTCTGGAGGGAATGGCGCGATGCCTGACGAATCTGCTTGATTCTGGTCTAGGCTGTCCATAGTCAGAGGTCTGGACCAGAGTAGCTTACTACGAAATCCGTGTCTACTATAATTTTTATTTTGAATACATACTACCCGTGAGTAGGTGTTTGTTTTGAAAACGTGCTATGACATCAGAGACATCAGAGACATCAGAATCCACTCCCTACGCGTAGGAAAAAAACCAACTACGATACGTAGTATGTATATGCCCTGGGGGCCGTAGCGTGAAAAATGATGTCTGTGATGTGCCTGATGTCATAACACATCTTCAAAAGAAGAACATACCCACCACGAACCCTGCACCTCAGCAGGCGGACCACGGCCCTCGAACTGTATCGATCCTATACAATGGCAGTTATTGCAAAAGCGGCAATAACCTGATGTCTCTGATGTTGTTACCGAGGAAAAACAGGCGGAATGGAGGCTAAAATGACCGTTTGAGTGGGTTTAGGACCCCAAAATCGCGTCCAACACGGCTTTCATAGTTCCCATCCATCACGTACGCGAGTCCCGGATGGACGTAAGGAGAACCTTTCACATCGCAATATAAATTAGCGAACAAGACAGGATTCTTTTTGAGTGCCTCTTTCAAATCTTCATCGTTCAAGATGATCAGCTTCTTTTCGATGGGCTTACACGCAGCCATCACGATTTTGAGTTTGTCGAGCGTGAGTTCTTCGCTCATGATACCCTCATCATTTCAATCTGATTCTTACGTGCTGGTGTGAAATATAATCGGAAGGCCCCGATATAATTTTCGATAGAAAGAAATCTACAGCGTCCGGCGAACGTCGTGTTATCAAGCCTCATGTCGAAAGGCACGTCGAAATGTGTTCTCACACTCTCGTAGAAGTCACGCACGAGTTGTTGTGGGATTTCACCTGCGAATGTCCCGATGATCGTCGGGAGACTCCTGAGTGGTGAAACCCACAAGTCATCTTCATATCTTGTAGAGTTACTGATTTCCACAATCTGTCCTATTAACGACAGATCTTTGAGGTAGATGCGAAGTTTGTTGATCATCGGGCCGGTAGGGATATCTTGATTAGCCATGTTTCTTCTTCCCAAACGGTGTGATAAACAGATTCACGTAGAGCGTCTGAAGTTCCGTGAGTTTCTCACGATTCTCTTTGTAACGTGCTTCAAGGTCCTCGATCCAGAGTTCTCGAAATCGATAGACGGGATCGATGTGAAGAATCTTGAGAAGTTCGCTGCGTTCTTTGAGGATCTGTCTTCGGAGGTTCAATCCACGTCGTTCAACAATGCGAATGGTCCAGCGAGCGAACCACTTGAAGAACCTATTGCGCCACCGTTTCGTTCTAGGTCCGGTACGCCTTGTGACTTCAGCCGTTTGAACTGGGACTTGGACGGGCTCGAATCACAGTTTGGATGGAAGACGATTTGATATTGATTATGGATTATTTGTCCACAGTTGGAACATGGTCTGCAAGTCGTGAGTGGGTTGGTGGTCGTCGTTTGGCCGCATTGACAAGGACGCATACCGTGTTTTGCCATACCTTAATGTAGCACAGTTTTAAACTGATTGCAAGGATAGATTGCGTCAAAAGGTGAGTCAAGAAGACTTCAGCTCCCTAGTGGTAGTGGTAGTTTCCCCTACTATAGGTTTATTGTAGAGGATGAGGCCTCTATAGACTCTCATGTTCCACACCGTCAATCACCGCACTAATACCATCATCAGTAAATCTTGCCTCACGAACAGTGCCACGATACACGTCTTTCCCGAAAGTGATCTGAATGAGATTCCCGATAGGTATTGGAGGCTCATTGAAGTTCATTTTGAACACCACTGGCCCTATACGTCGAATGCCTTTGATGTAGTAATCGTAGTCGTCTATAGACAGATAATCAACAGGTGGAATGAGTGCCGTGCCGATGATACCCGCACCGAACAGGAAGCAGAAAGACCGACGTGTGAGAGTCTTCGAGGCACGCTGACAGAGTCTGTCCGCAGGATGAGTGTCGCCGCACCATTGGCAAGTATTCATTTCTTCAGCCACCACCTCTCCGGCCGCGCGATGTGACGCTCAGAGGGTTTCCTCACCTTGGCTACTTTAGGCTTCATTTTTATCTTTCGTACCAAACGACATCCACTTCCAGCCCTCATGTGTCTCACAGTAGATCTCTATGGTGTTTGGTTTCTTACCAAGGTCGTGTGGCATTCAATAAGATCGGTTTAGATTCATCACCAGCAAACGAAGCGATCCGATGCAGAATGTATTACTCTTCATAGATCTAATCCATCATCCGATCCCGGCTCACGAGGCTCGTAATGAGTCGGTTCAAATTCATCAGGGTCGCCGCTTGATTGAACGACACTCCGCAACTGCCAGTGCCATCTCTGCGCACGCTTCGAGATATAAACTTCAGTACCATCGGCCAGTTGATGCCGTCGATCACGATTGCGACGCAACCAACTACCGAGTAACCGTCCATTCCAGAGTTGACCATCACGAGAGGGGAGTCCTGGTAGTTGCAGTAATGCAGGGAGAGTAATCACTTGATCACGTGCAGCAGCCGCCCATGCTTCGAGGAACTCTTCCATCTCGTCTTCATCTTCAGCGTCCGCATCTTGTTCGACATCTATCTTGTTCGCGAGAAACGCATGGAGTCCCGCGTTATACAGGATACCACCGATGGTATGGGACCACGGTTCGAACCCATTGAGTACTCGCGTCTCTTTGTGAGGAGGCCGACCCACCGCAATCCACGCTTTGACAAGTGTATAGAGTGCAGCGAGTAACTCGAATCGATGTGCAGGTACCCACGACATGAGATCCTTGGTCCACCCTTGTGTACGATCACTCGGGCGAGCCATCGCAGAATCTAATCGTATCCTGCACATTCTCCCAGCCATGTCCTTCGGAAACGTCGGGTTGTTGCCTGTGGCCACGAAGGTCGAGAAATTCTGTGGGTTCGTGATCTCTGTGCTACCAAGAATTCTACCTAACCTCGCACCTTTCCCGGTCAAGATCTTATTGAGGTCCGGGCTCTTGAGGTCCTTGACTTCATCGAGGAAGACAATCGGCGCACCGGTAATGAGAACCGCTGTGAGGAACTTACGACGCTCACTCTCATTACTATCCCACTCCGCTTCCGAGGGCCATGCACCCGTCAGGATATAGCACCAACACTGGACCATCAATGAGGCGCCAGTTCTCGTCGTTGGTTTATCTACCAGAAAGAGCGGCACGGCATTGAACAGACTCCGCGTGAGGATCGTGAGCGGGAAGGCCATCATGTTCGCGTAGCTGGCTGTCTCACGCCAGTCGCACCCTTGCTGGACGTCAAGAAATGGATGATGACCGGATCGCCCTTTGAATGGGAATTGCCACACCATCTCATCAAGCACGTTAATCGCTTTCGCGACATCTTGTTTCGATGGGCGATCTGGAATCGGAGGGAGATCGAAATCACGTGAGGGCTGATAGAACATGCCGCTACTGCGATGGAACCCCGGCGTCGTGATCAGGTACCCTTCATTGGTGAAGAAGGGAATAGGACTGAAGCCCATTGGTTCCGGAAGGGGTACCGCTGCGGACTTCAACATCATATTCGCGAAGTCACGCCCCGGATAGACGTTCGGTGTTGTGTTGCGTGGACGCACCTCGACGCAGGGAATCATGCGGCCCACGATCTCTCGGAACGAATCGGTTTCAATAGATCGAAAGCCTGAGACAGAGCGGAGGGCTGAGGGTTCTTCGAGCTTCAACTGTTCTTCATACAAGGTTGTGAGGCACGTATTGTTCGTGTCCCTGAGGATCACGATGTCATCGCCACGTTTGAAGATCCCAGGAGGTTCGTTCGCGGCTACGACTCTCGTCCATGCCCGATCCACCATCGGCCACGTGAGGCTCAGTGTGTTGATCGTAGTTCCATCATCAGCGACGGCCCCCACACGCACAATGCTGTTGATCGCATTGAGTGTCGTGGTCCCGAGATTCTGCCCAAGCACATCAATGAGCGTACTACTCCCAGCAGTGGCTTGTCCTCGCTTGATTGCATCAGCCGTGGTATCGACAGCACCACTCACATCCTCAACATTAGAATCGGTCGCGGCCATGACCGTCTCTAGGATGTCAATGACGCGAGGTTTGTTGATCCCAAGCTCCAGTAAGATCTTGGCGAACGCTAATCTGAGATTGTGTCTGTTTTTCTCCGGCCAGATCGACGCGATGATGACACCAATGGCGCCGTGCTGAACCGCTTCTTCGAGATCTGACGGGGTATCGATGCGACCGATGGGAGTGATAGGAGAAACGAATCGGATGGGCTCACCTGTGCTGTGCGTGCTGCCCGGAGCCACAGAGAGTGTATGGGTTTTCTTCTGTGTCGTACCCCGCAACTCTACGATGACCTTGCCATCGACCCCCACGTACTTACGAGTCCGGAGTACGCCACGCGCAAGATAGTTGGCGTGCGATCTGGGTTTGGAGGGTCTGCCGTACCACCATCCGGTTGGAGGGATTAGGTTCTCAATGATCTTACGAAAGACAGGATCAACGACATCGATATCCACGTCGTAGAAATACCAACCATCTCCGACGATGGTACCGTTGAGGACACCAACGTTATCACCCGGACGGAATTCGGCTGGCGTCACGCGGTGCGTGTTCGCGCTCCATCCAGACAATCGCCCTTTCTTTTCTGCTTGCCGTACAGGGGTACAGAAAAGATTGCGTGTGGTGTAGAAGGTCAGGGCCTCATGTTGAGTTCCGGGCCCGACGAGATCGAGGGGATCTTGTGGAGTCTCTGACATCACAACGCCAGAGCGGGAGACAGATTCATGTTAGCTCGCTCCATGAGGAAAGAGGCGAGTCTCCTGTGAATCTCTGAGCGAGCAGAGATCACACAGAAGCAAACGTCGGCCAGACGTGCCTCGCCACCGCGGAGGTCCGGCAGGATTCCGAGCGGTGGCCTACTCTAACTTAAAAACCTTGTGATGTCCAATACTATCGTTTTTCCTAAGAATTTTGCGATATTGACGAGTTAGCATAAAATGAGAGGCTTGTCAAGGGCTTTGTGGGTAGACATTCTTTTGAAGAAGTGCTATGATGTGGAAGCTCAATGACTGACACACAGAAGCTCGCGGCATGGTTCGACAAGGCACAGCCGAAGCCGGTTGCGCCGGTCTGCTGGAAACAGGTGGTCAAGGAGATGAAGCGATGAAGCACTGGTCGGAGGCCCAACTGTGGAAAGCTCGTGGTAGTGGTGAGATCCTCACTGCGGGCGAACTGAAAACTCGGTACCGCGTGGAGTTGACTGGTGTGTCTCTGATTGACGCGACTTTCGACGTGCGTGCCGGTGGGGATGTGTGGGTACGTGTGAAGGAGATGAATCGATGACTGAACAGGTCTGTCAGAATCACCTGACGAACGAACAGGTAGACGCGAAGAACCTTGAGATTTGGGCGGCGAAACCGTCGCGGTTCGGGGCCTACTACACGCTCGCATCTGATGGTGTGGCTACTGGCAACACACCGTTTCGCACGCACGGCAAGGTCACGACGTGGATGGGCGCGGAGATCGGCACAGTCACGTCGGCTCGTGTGTATCGTCACAACTTCGGTGGACGGTTCGTGAGTCTGCGAGTGAAAGCGAACAACGGTGAGGAGTACTACGGACGCGCGAGCTACGACGGTGGGAGCTTCGTGATGCTGAATAAGGTGAAGCGATGAACGGTCTAGTCTGGAGGATGGAGAACAGCAACGGCACGAGCAGACGTGACTGGCTCGACGAGAAGGACACGAACGACGCCATCAACAAGCTCGAAGCTGCGGCGGGTTGGCGCGGGGAGTGGGAGACGAATGACTTCGGGGGACAAGACTGGTGGGGAGTCACTGGCACGTTCAACGGAGCCGTGTTCACGCTCTACACGCACAAGTCCGGCACCATCAAGATCGGAGGCTTCGAGGATCTGGACGTGGTTGGATTGAAGGCGGCGTTACAAGAGGTGATTCGATGACCGATTACGTCAGAGGCTGGATGGAGGCGGACGAAGCCATTCAGCACAAACTTCCGGGGTATCGAGACTTTTCTCAGGGGGATACCGATTGGGATCGTGGTTGGAATGCGAGAATCGAACAGGAGAGTAAGCGATGACAGACAGCCCATTCAACACCCCCATGACGGTGGCGCAACTCGAAGCACGATGCAAGCGAGACAACGTCGATATTCATTGGGAGGTACCACGGCCAGCGAGTACTACGGTAGTGACGGTGGACGATGAGAAGCACGGGATCTGGAATGGCGAGCAGTTTCTCGGAAAATGCATCGTGTGGGGAGGGTGAGATGACATGGTTGGATGCAGTGCTCGGACGTAAACCGAAGCACGAACATCGCTTCGGAGATTGGTTTTTGGTCGAAAGACAAGAGGTATTGAGGGGGCCGTTTGGGCGCACCGAATCCACGGTCTGGTGGAATACGCGCGTGTGCCCGTGCGGGTTCACGGAGATGAAAAAAGCAGAGGTAAAATGATGACCTTTATTCGAGCCATCTTCGCAAGCATCCTTGCGATTGCCGCTGCTACGCTTGCTTTTTTGTGGATGATCTTGATCGTTGGTATCGTGGTTGGTCTGGTTGGTGTGTTTCTCATCGCAGTGATTAAGGTCGCATTATGGACCGTGGATATTTTTCTATGAGCAACTTCAGCAAGGCCGACGCGAAGGGCATCGTCGATGTTTTCTACATCGTGGCGTGGAGGATACCAAATCGTCCGGTATCTTATCATGCGATCAGTGGACGAGAAACGTTTGCGACCAATGCATGGTCGCGAGCGTTTCGTTTCGGTGTGTATGCTGATGCGAAAAGTATCGCAGATGTAACCAAAGGTGCGTGGGTGGAGAAGGTAGTGAGGGAGAGATTGTGATGATTGATGTAGAGAAGTGCAGATGGCATCTGCACATAGCGTATAGAGAGTGGGTAGTCTGGGGGTACGGCCGCTCCTTGGAAGACTCAATTGGCCATGTCTCGCAGGCGTATTACGAAGGCCAGTCGCCTTTGCCTTGGTCGATTCCGTTTACACTACCTGAACACAATCCGAAGTCTGGACTCCGACCACCTCAGGAGATTCGACGAGTAAAGTCGTGGGGTTGGCGTTTTCGAACCAACGACGGCATCAATGACACGAACTGGCATCTGGCAGAGTCGAGATCACAGTGCCTGACGGACGCAAAGGTATTTCTCGAACGTAGCGAACGACCTAATTCATCGCTAAACTGCGCCATTAAAGACGTGCGTGAGTATCTCAGCGGATTATGGTGAAAGGTAGTGAGGGAGAGATTGTGAAACTTATCACAAATACGCGTGCCTATCAATTTTACCGACAAGAGTGCGGCGATGATTTTATTGGCGAGATCCGAGATACGAGGCGCACATACAACTGCACGTTTCGTCAAGCGGTAGGGAAACTCGCGAAACTGTATCGAGCCTGCTGGAGAGCGTGTAGAGAGTCCGCAGATTCTTGACAACGGATCGGATTGTACGGTAGAATCTAAACATGTTCATCACCATCCACGACCGCAAGAACAGAAAGGCGTACCGGGCGTACGTCACACGAGAGTGGGCATTGCGACATGACAATGGTGCACTCATTTCTTGTGGACTGACCATCGACGAACCGTCCGCATGGAGTGGCAAGGTGTGGCTTAAGAGACGTGCATTCAATGACTTACGGAAGACCGGGCGCGTGACGGAGATCTCCGTCGAACAGGCGAATCACTCGGGATGCCAGTCACGGTGCAAGTTGCGGGGAGACAACATCTGTCAGTGGTAGGAGGTAAAAATGAATGATAGACCTGCAAAACCCTCGGAACAATTGGCATGGCCGTTTTACTGGCATTGGGATCCATTCCAGTTGAAGTGGCGCAAGGCGCGCGTTTACTTCTGACGTCGATACTTCTTGACACCGAATCGAAAAGAGGGTAGAATTTAAGCATGGAAAAACGGTACTACTTAGTTGAAGCGAACGGCAAAACGTCGGGCCTCCTGACGAACCGTAAGCTGGCCGACGGTGTGGCGAAGAAGTACCACGGAGTCGTGTGGGCGGCGAATCAGCGCACGTTCGACGGTGGGACGCAGTGGGGCGTAGACGTGCCCACGTTCAAGGCGCAGGCCGAAATGGTGGCTGATTTCACGGTCGGAGATGGATGGGTGAAGCGATGAATGTTCAAGGCTGGAGAGTATTGGATCCCAAGTTTCTCAAGATTCTCAAGAATCCCGGCGCGGTCTACGTGAGACTGCCTCTCGAACTGCAACGACCGACTGGTGGATGTAGTTGCGATTACTGCAAGCAGGCGAAGGTGGGCAACCCGGAGTACGTGCCGATGTGGGACACGCTTGGCGTACCTCTTGAACCGGGCAAAAGAACGTGGACGTTACATGCACCGGAATGGAAGTAAAACGTCGAACTTTCTTGACACCGGATCAGAAAGGAGGTAGAATTAACTCATGACGAAAAAGCACTTCATCGCATTCGCGGCTCGGATGAAAGAGGATCTGGACAACGCCAAGCTCCGGTTCGACGAGGCGGAGTACAAACGCACGAAGGATGCTGTTACCTACGCGGCGTACGCGTTCGCAGACGTCGCGACGAGGGACAACAACCGGTTCGACCGGGACAGGTTCTTCACAGCATGCGGCCTCCGGTAGTACGGCCCCGTCAGAGGATGACGGGTAGAGCACACAAGGGTTAGGGTTCAACTCCCTACGTAGTAGCGAAGACTCCCGGTCTTCGAGCCGCTCCGGGCTGAGACTCCTTGTGTGCTCTATCGGTCATCTTCGAAACGCCGCAACTTCTTGACACTGAATCGAAACGGCGGTAGAATTTAAACATGACAAAGGTTCTAGCTCGATGGCAATCGCGCAAGGGTAAGCACTGGGTCGAGGCCCTGCAACACGACGACGGCACGTTCGGGTTCCGTGCGGACGGTGCCGGAGGCTGCGGGTACAAGACGGCAGAAGACGCGCTCAAGCGTGCGGAACTCGAAGCGTCGTTCTACTCCGTGAAGATGGTGAGACAATGAAGATCACGTGGGTGCCCTACTGGATGGTCCGGACTGGCGAGAAGTTTCGGTTTGTCTACAATCCGTACTTCAATCCACGAGTCGGAGAGAAAGTGTTCGTCAAGGGGAAGAGTGGGTGGTTCTCGGACGAAGAGGGCCGCAAGTTTCGAACGGGCAAGACTACGGCAGTCACGATCAATAAGGAGCATCAATGACTCTTCGGAACTTCATCCGAGACAATCGTTCGACCATCGACGCGCAGATCAACAGTGTTCGGTTTCGCCACGATGGACGCGGAGGTCGAGGAGTTATTCCCGAACCTGCACCGAAGTACAACGACAACGAACGGCGCGAGTGGGTACTCAACGATGAACCGTTGTATCGGTTCGCGCAGGCTGAAGGAGTGAGGATATGAACAGAATGACTGCGGGACAGTTACTCGACATCGTTAGCCGTGCGCAGTCCGTCATCGAAGAGAGTGATGGTGCGGACGAACATCAGGAACTCATCGACGAACTACGGGAGGTCACGCAACTTTTCCGCGACGAGATCGGTGCCAGTCACATGAGTACAGGGGCCGACGTGGTTCTGGTGGAGAGAGGGGACGCATGAGAACCTTCGAGAGGAGATCGCAGAGGCGCAAGGCTGGGATGTCAACAGTCAGTTGGATCTCCTGAGACTGAGCGCAGCCTCATCGTCTTGATTCGCAACGTACTGTGCATTCGCTGAAGATGCAGCGGCGATAGAGAATCAGAACGCAGAAGCCGAAGCCATGATAGAGGAGGGGTGACGCGTGAGATTAGAAAGAATTTTGTTCGATGTCTACGCTGGTCTGATTCGGATCGGCTATACTAGAACAGGCGCAATCGATGCATTGCAAGTGCTTGGTATAGCTGAAGACGAAGCGATTCGTGTGGCGACAACTTACGAAGGAGGGACTGACGCATGAGAATCACCGCAAAAGCACGACCGTTCATACTGACATTCTTAGCTACCGGTACGTCGTACCCTCTCACGTCTGAAGAGGCGCAACGATTGCTCGATGAATATCCGGCAGTGACGGCGACGCGCAACAAGGTTGTCTTTCAAGGACACAATACCTCGAAGGCATCGGAGCGTACCGTGTTACAACCGGCAACGCGTGGAGGAGGACCGGCGTTTGATGTGGATCGCTATTGGGAGGCGAAATGAGCTACGGACCTTGTATGTGCGGTGATACGCATTGCTCGTCGTGTGGTCCCGCGCAAGGCAATTGGCAGTGTCCGATCTGCCGTGCGTGGGCTGATGATGGCTGCGAACACTTCGAGAGTTACTGCGCGACGTGCGGCACGACCGACGTCGATGACTCCGAGAACGGAAACGAAACCTGCGCAGCCCACGGCCACGACATCACAATTCGCTTACGACCGGAGTTCACCGAACAGGTCGCGAAGATCGAGGCCGATCAACGTGAGGCTGACAACCGTTACGCGGCAGACATGATCGAAGAGGAGAGACTCGCGGAGGAGTACTGGAGAAATCAAAAATGAAATTCATCTACGACGATGGAGGCCGCAAGGCGGCTGGCTATCTCGGGAGCACAGGTGATTGCGTCACACGTGCGGTTGCGATTGCTACACAGCAATATTACGCCGACGTGTACGCTACACTGGCAGCAGGCACGGCCACCGAACGCCGCACGAAGCACAGTGGAAAAATCAGCGGCAAGCATACTGCCTCACATGGGATCCATACGACTCGCAAGTGGTTCAAAGACTACATGGCGGCACTCGGATGGTACTGGACACCGACGATGCAGATCGGCAGTGGTTGTACCGTGCATCTCCGGCAAGGCGAACTTCCGATGGGCCGTTTGATCGTCGCCGTCAGCAAACACTTCACAACCGTGATCGATGGAGTCATCCACGATACGCATGATCCGTCGAGAGATGGGACTCGCTGTGTGTATGGGTACTGGAGGAAGAAGTGACAGAACGTGATCCTCGTGTGTACCATCCTCATCGGAAGGACGGGCTCGACAAGAATCTCACGCGTATCAACCAGAATGATTTTCTTGCCGGAAGTCGATGCACGTGTGACGATTGTGTCTTACGCTACGAGGACTCCCGTCAGCATCTCCAATTCATCATCCTGTGCATGGGAGGTAGGAAATGAACTTCGATCATCAACTCCACGCCTTCCGTACGTCCTATGGTCTGCCTCCAGACACGGACACACCTCCGGCCTGCGGCAAGGTCATCACACGTGCGTACGGGGTTCATTCGCCAAAGCCCACTGAGAAGTGCCCGGAGTGTGATGCACTGGTGTCTGCCCACCGATCCTCTGCCTCTCCCAATCCGGCCCGAAAAAAGGTCTAGACAACCTTTTTAAGAAGTGCTACACTTCTCTTGTTCGCTCCACGGCCACCCGATATCCGGGCAGCGGTAGGAAGGACAAAGGAAGTCAGCAATGAATCTCTTCAAGGCGTCCAACCAATGGTCGAATCGTCCGGTTGACGAACGGTTCGCCACCCTTCAGGAACTCCACGATGCTGTCTCCACCTACCGTCAGAGTGCGGTGGAAAAGACGGTGCCCTTCAACACGCTGCGAGCGGAAGCCAAAGATGGCGAAGTGCTCCTCGTGGGCAAGGGCAACATCCCCGCGCGTCTCACGCACTGGTCCTTCGGTCAGCTTGCGCAATCGGTGAATGCCCCGGCAAGCTACCTGCGGGCGCTCCCTGCGAGTCTCGCGGTGCAGAACCTAAACCACGGTCTGGTGAAGGTTGCTGACCGCTCGGATCGCGAGTTGCTCTTTCACGCCAACGGTGACTTGCTCGCACGCGCTATCACCTCCGAGAAGTACACGCGTATCTGGAACAGCGACATCACGTCGAGACTCCTGAGACTGCCGGATCTTGGATGGCAGGTACCTCCGGCGCGTCCGGCGTATCCGGACCAGCCCGGTACGCGCAAGGCGACCATCGAGGACGTACTTCACGGCGCGAGGTTCGGGCTGAGTGTGAACGTCGGAGACGAGATTGCACCGGCTGGCCTTTACGCGAGTGACCACGACATGTTCGTGTTCATGGTGAACGATGCGAAGCGTATCAGCGAACCGGGGAATCCCGATGGACTGGCGCGAGGCTTCTTCATCTCGAACAGCGAGGTCGGATCTGCGGCTTTCACGGTGACTCGCTTCTTGTATCGGCACGTGTGCGGCAACCACATCGTGTGGGGAGCCAAGCAAGTAAGCGAGCTTCGCATCAAGCATATCGGCAACGCGGACGACCGGGCGTTCGGGGAAATCACCGGACAGTTGCGGGAGTACGCCGAGGATAGCGCGAGCGACGACGAAGCCCGCATCAAGCGAGCCGTAAGTTGTGTGCTGGGCAAGGACAAGGACGAGGTTCTCGACCGACTCTTCGGGATCAAGAATCTCGGAGTGACGCGCAAGTCTCTGGACTTGGCCTACGACTTGTGCGAGGTGCGCGAGCCGGATCTCAATCCGAACAGCGCATGGGGCATGGCGCAGGGGCTCACGAGGCTCTCGCAGGAGACGCCGTACGCGGACGAACGAGTGGATGCGGACCGTGCGGCCGGAAAGGTGCTGGCGGTAGCGTTCTGACGGAATGGGAGAGGCCTTCGGGCTCCTCCCGTTTTTTCATACTGTCCGATGTCCGGAGGCGAAAGCCTGTGAAGGCTCGGCGGTGACGGTCTGAGCCTGTGAACCGTTGGGTACGTGGGGAAAGTTCAGATACCTGCGTACATGGAGTGGAATTATGAAGTTCGACATCTTACAACGCATCGAACGTCTCACTGGCTTCTTACGCATCTTGAGTAAGCCCGATGGTGATGTCTACCCACGGAACGCGAGGGAGTACAACGAGGCTCTCAAGGCGCTGAAGACGCTTGTCAATGATGTGAAGTATGTGGAGGAATAATGGTAAGTGAACTTGTAGACGCACAAGACAAGTTGATCAAGGCATATGAAGCCGCTATCGAGACAAAGGATCGACTGATTCAGGCGCAGGCTGATGTAATCGAGAGTCTGAAGAAAATCGTCGGCCTCCACGAACAGTTGAAGGTGCTTCTCAACTACAAGAGGAGTCTCGAACAATGATGATCCCAACGGTTCACACGAACGGCACGGGCAAGAAAGATCTGCTCGAAGAACTGGAGACGGCGGTGAGGGCCGTGCGCGAGGCACGTAAGGCGGTACTCGACATCACCGTCCACGGGCGTGACTACTACGTGCAAGGATCGAATGCGTATGCGCAAGCACGAACGGAAATGGATGTTCGACTTGCGGCGTTGAATCAAGTTCGAGACGATCTTCAGGTGATGTATGCAGAGATCCAGAAGCAGGGACGATGACGCAACAGGACATAGATCGGCTACTAGCAGAGTTGCGATACGTGCGGAGCAACAACGGGCTGGGTGGTGTGTACTACACACCTCCGGATTCGTGCGAGAATAAGTCGTACATGCAGATCGTCTGCGATGCATTGACCGAGATCTTAGAAGAGATGAAAAAGGAGAAGTCATGACATGGCTCGACGCTATTCTAGGACGTAAACCGAAGCACGAACATCGTTTCGGAGACTGGTTTTTAGTCGAGAGACAAGAGGCATGCGGGTTCACGGAGATGATGACACACACGTGTATTCCACCAGATGGTAGATTCAGTGCGACCCATTAGGCCGAGCAGAGGTAAAGTAATGCACCTCTGCCCTGAGTGCGGCGAAGACCTTGGCAGCATGATCTACGACGTGGTTCGAAAGACGGACTACGCACATTTTCAGTGTCCGGAGTGCGGTGCAGATCTCGTGGCTGATGTGAAGCGAACGATCACGATAGAGGTGGATGAAGATGTATAGAGTCGTGCTGCAAGTAATCGACGATAGCGTCTTTGCCTCTGGTATCGATGACCCACGGATCGTCAAGTCCGTCGAGGTCGGCGGCGTCTATCGAAAGCTGGCTCTGGCAGAGAAACTCGCTGTGCGTGCGGCGGAGATTATCAACGTGAACGAACCGAAGATCACAGGGAAGCGAGATGTTTAAACACCTACTCTCCGCCTTCGGGATCCACATACACACGTGGGTGTATCACGAGGAAGAACCATACGAAGGTGCGCTAGTGGGCAGAGACTTTCGTGAGTGTGAGTGTGGAGCCCTCGAAGAATACATCACCGTGGGTATGCCGGGAGTAGGCATCGAATCCTCGTGGCTGAGAGTAAGGGAGTCTGACGATGTTTAGATCATCAAGCGAGTACAAGACGCACCTAGTATCTCTCGCGATCACACATCAGATTCGCGTGATGGAGGTTACAGATCTCCCTCCACACGAAGGCACAGCGACGCCAGACTTACGTTTGTTGATGCTACCTCAAATCAAGGATGAATGTTCCTTCGTAACGGCGCTGCATGAGTTCGGGCATCTTATCGCGCCTTATGGTAGTGGGATCTCTCTCGGTACGTTAGGCGACCATTGGGATCCCGTACACATGCGTCAGTGTCTGGTCGAGGAGTATGCCGCGTGGGAGTGGGCCGAAGCTGAAACGAAACGTGCGGGCTTCGAGTGGACGCTGACGATGGAGCACGTGAAGATTCTTTCGTTGAAGTCTTACCAGGATCAGTTGAAGAGGGCGATCCTGATGCAACAGATGTCGGAGGTTGCGTGAAAACCTATATCGGTGATGGTGTGTACGTCGAGGTCAAAGACAATCGTTTGATCTTGACTACAGAGGATGGTGTTACAGTCACGAACACGATCTTTCTTGAGGTCGATGTCTGGTTGCAATTACGTCAGGTACTTGCACGACACAACGAGAGGCAGTGGGGGAGAGAATGATTATCCGTATGCGCTACGAGATCATCGGAGGCCACGTGCATTGCCGTCTCTTTACAGCGAAGGCAAAGAACATGACGTTCGTCAAGTGCGGCGACCTGACGTTTTCGCTTGATGAGTGGGAGTCCGTTCGTGATCAGTTAGAGACGGCGATTGAGATCATACCGGAGGACCAGTGACATGAGATCACAATTTATCGTCAGCGCGGGACACGTCTGGGAAGTCGCGTACGCTACAGAGTTCGTGCGCCTGATACACATCGGATCGTTTGAAAATGCGCAGGAGTATGCGAAAAAAGTCGCTGATAAGGCGGTACGTGGGTTGAGTACTACGCTCGAAGACGCGATGTTCGAGAGGGTCGTGACGTTGTGAAGAAACGCTGTGCGGTTATTCGCTTACTTCACGACGGATATCTGACTCGAAGTGGTAGTCCATCTAATCTCTATGCCGCACCTCGTCTAGTCTTCCGGTACGAGGATGCGCAGACACTTCTCTCGCAGATGTGTTCGACGCGCGGACGCGATTATGGGAATCCTTGGTTCGGGGCCTCTATAGAAGTGCTCCCGAAACGCAAACGACACACTCCGCTTACAGAAGAGGAGTTCAAACAATTCCTTGCCGATCTCCGCACGCATCGTGCGCTCGGAGAGGCAGCGAAGTATGAGAGGATGGCAGAGGCAAAGATATCTGAAGCATCGTATGCCATGAAACAGGCAGCGGAATATCGTGCGAGAGCGAAACAGATACAAGAGGAGTTGAAACATGGGACGTGAGATCCGACGGGTACCGCCAGGATGGGAACATCCGAGACAGAAGTGCGAGCACTCTCCGTGGATGGGGGGATGCGACGAAGCACGCGAGAGTGGAGGATACTGCTTCAAGCCCCTGCATAACAAGACGTGGGAAGAAGCGATGCGCGTCTACGAGGCGGAGAAAGCGAAGTGGGAGGCAGGAGACTTCCCGAGTTATACGAGTGAAGAGAGCCGTAAACTCTCGTACGAAGCGTACGATGGTCCTCCCCCGGATCCTGAATACTATCGTCCCGCGTACACTAGCGAACCCACGCACTATCAAGTGTACGAGACTGTGAGCGAGGGCACACCAGTCACACCTGTGTTCGCAACGGAAGAAGAGTTGATTACCTATCTTGCAGAGAAAGGCACGTTCTGGGATCAGATACCGAGCACGTTCAGTGGGAAGCCAGCACGAGGAGGGTGGGGACGTGAGAACGCTGAGGCGTTTGTGCGAAGCAAGTGGATGCCGTCGATGGTGATGCAGGGTGGGAAGATTCTTGAGCCGAAAGATTATCTAAAGAAGGAGCTATCGAAGGAAGATCTCGATGCCCTATCAGATTCGGTGATCGATTCGTTACCGGAACAATACGGAGGTGAGTAACAGTGAGAATCATGAAGCGTGCACGTAACCGCAAGCAGTTGACCTTCGGGTCATTGGCCGCGATACGACAGAAGATCGAGAGGCTGGCGCGAGAGCATGACTGCTCGATGTCATTCGTGGAGAACACACTGCTGGCGAGGCAACTCGGGATCGACATCGGTGAGGCGTTTGACGATCACAATCTCCTTGGGAGGAAGAAATAATGGACAGTAAACCAGAGACAGCGGCCGAAGCACTTACACGATGGGACGCCGGAGAGATCGTGTGGACGGCAGAGATGGGCGGACTCGGGCCTGGATATGAACAGGTCATTCACATCATCGCATTTGAAGCGATTCGCGTACTGCTCACGCTTGAGATCGCGTGGGAGGTGGAGCCCGAAGAGTGGAAGACGTTCTATAGAAATGTTCAGGACGAGGTTACGCCGAAGATTCAAAATCTTGGGTGTTCCGGGGCTCAATTTGGCGCGGCGATGAACCTCGCGTTTCGGGTAGTCAAGATCGGGTGGGCAAAAGCGCTTGACGAACTCCCGAAAGATCGTCTGATTCAAGTGTCGAAAAACTGGCCGCAAATGAAGGAGACGACGTGAGTCTGACTGCTCTCGAAGAAGTTCAACTAAAAATGATGCTCAAAGATAGAGAAGGATGCTTCGGTGGTCTATTCCTCATGTTGACAATCTTTGCGCTCATGTCACTTGTCGTCATAGGATTCATCAGATCGATACCACTCGAACGACGTGATGCGTCGGGGCAAACATATCTCTGTTGGGTGGTATCCGCAGAGTGGCCGTGGCAAGATCAACATCGAGAACTCGTCTGTGTTCCGGAACATCATCGGATCATTTTGAAAGAAGGAGACAAATGAAGGTGAAACTCTGTGAGGCGTGTAAGGATACTCACGAGTACGGACTCATCTTTTGTACAAGACAGCTAGGACATTCTGGAGTTCATCGAGCGACGATAGGTCCTGACTCTCCGGGTGTCGTCGTACTGTCTGTCTGGTCTTCCTCAGATAAGGATTCAGTCAATGACCATAGCACATCTACTCGAAAGACTAGAACGTAAGCGAGACGCCATAGAGATGGCGATCACGGAGATCCGTGCCGAGATGTCCGGGAAGAAAACGCGAGCGAAGGCAGCGGCGATCATCGAGTCAGTGAAGCGAGGGCCGAAGAAGAAGAAACACTGGACGCAGACAGCCAAGGGTCGGCGCGTGAATGCCCTGCTGCGATCTGGTCCTCGTGAGAAATTGCACTGGACGCAGACTGAAGCCGGGAAGAAGAAGATGGCTATCGCGCAGAGACGCGCGTGGCGTGCGCGAAAGAAGGCGAACAGAGAGGCAAGTGTGATCATATGAAGAAGATTGTACTCGTGCTACTCGTGAGTCTTGCAGGGTGTAGTCGCGAGTTGAAGGATGGTGAAAATGCCGGATCCGATTATCGCGAGCGGCTGCTCCTTGAACAAATTGCATTAGAGAAACAGACTGTCGCAAAATGTGAAGCGATGGGCGGATTGGTTATCTACGGAGATAGACGCACAGAGCATTTTACGAGATGGGAACCTGCGAAAAGTACTGATGTTACGTGGATACCGTTTCGAGCCTGTCAATTTCCACAAGGTAATGTGGTGATCACTCCGAAGGACATTGAAAAATGACACGACAAATGAAAGACTACATCGCGTACGTGATCTTCTTTCTGGCGTTGATTGCCGGGTGGGTTCTCTACGCGCAGATGAATGGGAAGGCGCAGGTAGAGCGGCCTCCACTCCCACGGCAGTGGTCAGCAGCACGCATATCTGGCACAGATGATGATGCGTGGTTGAATGCTGTGCAAGTTGATGTCGTCGAGACATCAGGCGCGTGTATCTACGTCATACGCGCGAGGCAGCGAGAAGGCGATGCCGGTGTCTCCAGTCATTTTATCAACAAGAAGGATCTCGCGGCAGGGAAGGGTTGCTAAAATGGACCAGACACTGAAGACGATCATCGATGTTTTGATGACATGTCTCCTCGCGGCAATGGTCGCCTTTGCGTGGATGGGTGTCATCTCCATAGGAGTGATGCTTTGGAGAAAGAGGAAGTCATGAAACGCGTTTTCAAGTATGAGTTCGAAATCACGGATAACTTGGTTATCCCGATGCCCATCGGGGCACAGATTTTACATGCGGATATCCAAGCGGGACATCCGTGCGTATGGGCACTCGTGGATCCGGAGCACGCACGCGAAGATCGAAGGTTTGCCGTCCACGGTACCGGACACCCGGTGTTCGAGAACGAAGTTCACATCGCGACGTTTCAGCAGGGGCCGTTCGTGTGGCATCTCTTTGAGAGGAAGTGATGGCAAAAACATTCTGGCTTAGCTTCGTCGGAGACAAGGGTAATCTCGGATGTGCGATCATCGACGTAACCGATGAGGAAGCCTCTGCTGAGAAGATGTCGCTCGACAGTTTATTTCCACAACATATGGAAGGCGCCGAGTGGATCGCGGCGGCACTTACGAAGGCACATCTGCTCGGATGTAATCCTGGCGGTGAAGTCGCGAGTTGGGACATCACCGATGGACCATCGGATCGGATTGCTCGCTACGAAAAGAATCGATTGTATTCGAAAAGAGAGATCGAGATGATCGAACGAGAACCAGAAGGTACAGTGATAAAAGAGTTGAGGGAGTGGGATGCCAAAGATCCGTTACATTGATAAAAAGATCGGCGGCAAACGACTCGCCACGATTCTCAAAGCGAACCAGATCATTGCGGAGTACAACGCGCAGGGATTCCAACTGACGCTCCGGCAGTTATTCTACCAGTTTGTAAGCCGGGATATTATTCCGAACACGCAACGAGAATATACGCTGCTCGGTGCCACGATCAATGACGGTAGACTGTGTGGGCTCATCGATTGGAATGCGATTGTGGATCGTACGCGTGGTATTCGAAGTGTGGCGCACTGGACGGATCCGACAGAGATCGTGGCAGACGTGGCCAATCAGTTTCGGATCGACAAGTGGGCGACGCAGAAGTTTCGTCCCGAAGTCTGGATTGAAAAAGATGCCGTGGCCGGAGTTGTGGAAGGCGTCTGCGAAGAACTCGATGTCCCGTATTTCTCATGTCGTGGCTACACGAGCCAGTCTGAGATGTGGGTAGGAGCACAGCGACTGAAGCGATACATGTCGGAACAGACGCCGCTCATTCTCCATTTTGGCGATCATGATCCGAGTGGCAAAGACATGTCTCGCGATATCTATGATCGCATGGAATTGTTCATGGGCGGAGTGGAGTTCAATCGGCTGGCCTTGAACTGGGATCAGATCGAACGCTTCAATCCACCACCGAACCCGGCCAAGCTCACAGACTCGCGTGCAAAGGCGTACATCGCGGAATTTGGGGATGATAGTTGGGAACTTGATGCCCTGGAGCCGTCGGTGATCGTGGAATTGATTCGCAGCACGATCCTCAGTGTGCGTGATGAAGATGCGTGGAGCGAGAAGGTTGAGGAAGAAGATCGGCATCGCGATCTGTTGCAGAAAACATCTGACCGGTGGGATGATGTGGTGGAACTCCTCGAAGCGGAATAACGTGTCGCTTCTGCTATACACTATAGAAAAGTAGCTATTCTTAAAAAATCATGCTACACTGTCTGTGGTTGAGGGCAGCGGCGAAGAGAAGCCTCCAACAGTCGGATGCGCCCGGTGACGGTGGCCAATGCCGGGGTACAGAGCAGAGCCACGGTCAACGGCCCCTTGACTTGAATATGGGGCCACTTCGTTGGGCAGACGGGGCTTTCGCTGGCAGTAACGCGGGTAGATAATCAGTCCGAGAACCGGGACGGGAAGTTGCCCGGTAAACGGTAGGTCCCGACACCCGCGGCCAGCATTTTTACAGGAGAGCGGAACGATGGGGAGCGCAAAAGGAAACGGAGCCGAAAGGCCGGGGAGTTGTACCACGCTGGATCACGTGTATCCGAGAAGCAAGTTCGGTACCCGTTGCTACTGCGGTCAGAGGGTGTGGGGATCCAAGAAACCAGCCACGGGGCTCGTTTCGCCGGAAGCGTTCTTGGCAGGTAACGGGACCGAGACGCAGAAAACGGTAGACACGGCGACCGAACCTGCGGTAGACTTACCTCAGTCGAGTGGGACAACGGACATCAACATTTCATCAGGAGCACAGACACACATGGCAATCACACTGAAGCTGAAGGGTCTTTCGAAGAGTGGCAAGTACGCGCTGTATTCGGGACTTCGCACCGTCGCACGGCTCTCCGTCACGGACTTTCCGGACTCGAAGCCGGTGGACACCTTCACCGTCGAAGGGGACTTCGCTGGTCCTCGGGTACCGAAGGCGAAGCTGAGCAAGGAAGAGCGGGCGGAACTGCGCAAGAACGCGCCGAAGCCCACGCTGGCCGAGAAGGCTGCGAAGCTCGAAGCGAAGCTCGCCAAGCTGCGTGAGCAGGTTGCGGCCGAAGCGAACGCCTAAGACCTCTGGCCGGGTATACCGGCAGATGTTCTGAAGTACGAGGCCCCAAGGAGTTATGACCCTTGGGGCCTTTTTTTTGTGCGGAGAGTAGACATTCTTTTGAAGGTGTGCTACACTTGTCTCATGATTAACGGATACCCCAAAGGCACCATCGTTCGCGTCCGCATCACGGCATCAGGTCTACGTCGAAGCTACCCCGCCGCGAATTGGCTGACTGGTGAACGCTCCGTCACGCTGCTCGAAGATGCCCCCGGAGAAGGGACTCTCGATGTTCTCGACGTGTCCACGGTCATCAACGGCGAGCGGGTTACCGAGAGCATCTACGATTTCAACATCATCGGGCGGGATCCTCTGTTCACTGGTCCTCACGCCTGAAGGAGCCTCACAATGAAACGCGAACTTTACGTCATCGGGACCAAGGCCACGGAAGGCGACATCGAACGCCTGTACTACGCTGAAGGCTTCGGTGTGGCTCCTCAGTGGACGTACCGGGGTTCAGCCAATCAGTACACGAACAAGCGTGAGGCCATCAAAGAGGCGAAGACGCTCGCATCTCCCGGTCGCCCGGTGTTCGTCGAGAAGTATCACAATCCTTTCGGCCAGGATCTGACGGTTTGGTCATCGGAGGGCAAGTGAGCCATCAACAGATTGCCAAACTCGAACGTCAGCTTGCGAAGCTGACGTCACTTCCGAAGAAGACAGTGAAGGCTGCGGCGAAGCCAGTCGCCAAACCGTCGAGCACGGTGGATCTCGCGCAGATCGAACGGTTGAAGGTCATCCGAGATCGCAATCGTGCAGCGATGGAAGTCGAACGGGCTGCGGCGGAAAAAGCGAGACAAGAGAGGGCCGGGGCAAAACTTCATGCACTGGTTGTCGAGATTAATGATCTAGAACGAGAACTGATAGACGTTCAAGAGAGGATGAAACAGTGACAGCCACGGACACGCGGAAACTCCAGATCGGTGATAAAGTGTACTGCACGGTGTTCGCTGTCCGTGGGTGGTACAGTGTCACTGCCATCCGTGAGCGAGACGGCTACATCAAGATCGACGGATTCAACACGTGGAATCCGCCGCACAACTTCAATCTGACGGGAGATCAACGTGTTTGATCCACAAGATACAGCCGTTCGGTATAGCTGGTCGCAGCCGATCTGCGGGTTGTGCTATCGGAAAGCAGAACCGGGTCGCGAACCGTTCGCGATGAAAAATAGTTCGCCAGAAAAGTGCTGTGCCTGTGGTATAATCACGAGTGAAGGGATTTACTACCGCATCAATCCAGCATCGGTAGCGTTTCCGACGAGGCTGAAAACATGACACTCAAGCAGATGTATCCTGCGGGTAAGCTCCCGGCGAAGTTCTCACGCTGCGTGCAACCTTCTCTGCCGGGTATCTGTCCGGACTGCGGCGGCGAAACATTCATCGACACCGATTGCGAGGTCATCGTCCAAGGCAACGATGAGCGAGAACTCGAACGTCGGTCTGCGAAAGTTGTCTTCTGCTCTGGCTGTGAGTACGCGAAGGAGATCGAATGAACAAGCGACGACGGTTCAAGGCCAAGCGTGCGAGGTACATTGCGAAGATCTACCGGATCATCGCAGAAGCTGACACTTACGAGCGATGGATCATCAACAGAGGCACGTGGAAACCGAAGTTGCGACGGATGGGACTGACGTTATGAGGATCGTGACAACGATGGGGTACGTCTATCGGCTCAGCGAACGCCGGTACCGACAGTTGCTACGCGCAATCATGAATGAGGAAGAGTTTGATCTCGACGTGCTTGGCACGAGGTTGGCCGATCAGTATAATAACATCACCGATGTCACGGCAGAAGAGGCCGCTGACGAGTTGAAAGATCTGCGCGACGAAAACCGCGAGGCAAGAAGGCACAAAATATGATTGGTAAACGCGTGGCGATCAAACCACACAGCGATAGCGATCCGGTTCGTTACGGGCTGTTCGTCGGGTTGCTCTCGAATTACACTGGCTGTGATCGATGCGACAGCGATGGTTATTCCGTTGTTGTGCAACTCGATGGTCATGGTATGATACTCAAGACGTTTCATCCATCGTACGTCACGCTCATCGACGAAAGGGACCGATGACACTCGCAGAACGCTACGCCATCGGCACGAAGATCGGCGCGGACGAAGGGCTCGTGCTAGGTATCTACTTCGGAGGATGCCAATCGTGTAAACAATCATCGTGGTTCACGACGCGTGCGGTGGCTGATGGCACGCACGATGCGGAGATTGAAGTGTGCAACACGTGTCTGACGGTGAAGAAGTATGCGGGGTTGAACTGATGCCTATCGGGAGTTATAGACCCCCGTGGTGTAAGTTCGGACACGGTTACTGCGCACATGTAGCGTGTATCGGACCATTACTACCTCATGAAATGGAGATAGACGAGATGAGTGTCACGTGTCTGAAGAACGGTGGACAATGCACACACGTCACGTGCACGGCGTATCATATGAATGATGCGACGATGTTGAAAGGTTGGTCCGTGTGTGCAACGTGCGGACACGGAGAAGAAGTTCACGAGATGGGTGAGTATCGTGGTGATAAACCGAGATCGTGCATGGCTATGGCGCAAGGCACAGATACACTTGATAATATCAAGTGCAAGTGCAAAAAGTTCGTCAAACAGGAGCAGCGAGTGAATCTACATCTGAACGTCTACAAGGCGACCTTCGAGTACGTGAAACGCGAAGCCGGTTCCGATACCTATCGACTCGCGGATGTCGATCCTGAAGAGACGTTAATCGCCGCGCCCGACTTCGGCGCCGCGTGTTCGCTGGCCGAAGAAGTTGCGAAAGAAACCCTCAAGAATAGACGCTTCACGCACCTCACAGAGATTCGTGTGCGAGATATCGTGCTCCTTCATGCGGGAGTGAGACTCTACTCCGAGAAGCGAATCGATGCCACGGATCACAAGGGCATAGGGACATTGCCTCGTTCTGGTGACTGAAGGAGAACAGATGGATTGCTACGTATGCGGCGATAGTGAAGCGGCTGAAATGACGACCGGGCGTGAGACACTCGCTCTGTGCGATAGGTGTCGGCCTCCAGTAGTCACATTCTTTCACGTATACGGGAGCTTGAAAATCGCTGCCGATGAAATCCGGAAAGCGAAACTCGGGGGCTTAAAGTGAACTGGTATGATGTGACGCTGACGCGAGGAGGGCAGATTATCAACCGTGGTTGGCAACTGGCCATGACCGAGAAAGATCTCATCGAGCAAGCTCGCAAGAACGGGTTCAATATCGACATTCGTCTCATTGGGAGCGCACTCCCGCAATTTCAGACGCAAGAGATCCTTCAATGACGTGGTTTACCTCTGATACCCACTTCGGACACGCGGCGATTCTAACGCATGGTCGCTACATCTTTGACAGTGTCGAAAATATGGATGCTGTGTTGATCAAGAATTGGAATGACCGCGTCGGCCTCCGCGATGATATCTATCATCTCGGGGACTTCAACTTCCGTTCGACGCGCACGACAGCGGAGTATCTTGGTGAATTGCGCGGACGGATTCATCTTATCGAAGGCAATCATGATCCGAAGTACGCACTAAGATACCGTCAACTCTTTGCGAGCGTACAGCCAGTCAAGTATCTGAAGCTCGATGGAAAGCGCATCACGCTCTATCACTACGCACAACGTGTGTGGAGGGGTTCCAATCTCGGATCCTGGCACCTCTATGGACATAGCCACGGAGGGATCCCGGATCTCGGACGTTCGATGGACGTGGGTGTCGATGCACAGAGCTTTGCGCCCATCGAGTTCGCACAGGTGCGAGAGGCATTGAAGGACAGGCCGTTTACGTATCATCATCCGGACATGGAAATCGAGTGCGTGTGTGATGGTGGTCCGCAAGGTGAGGGCCTTGTGTCGATCCCTCATGCAGTGCATTGTCCGATGAGTAAGGAAGAGAGATAATGTTCGCCGTCCAAGATAAGCAGTGCGCCACATGCATCTATCGAAAGAATTCACCTCTCGATCTGAAGGTGTTAGAGGCGCAAATTGCTGATCCGAAGATGGAAGGCTTTTTCATCGGCTATCGGATCTGCCATCATTCGAAAACCGCATGTTGCCGGGGATTCTGGAATCGACATAAAGATAAGTTCACGATGGGTCAGATCGCGCAGCGACTGGGGCTCGTGAAATTCGTGAAGGACGACGTTCATGCCAAAATCTGATAAGTGCGCCTGTGGGATTCGTATCAAGGCACATGCGCGGAAATCTCGTCGGAGGCAACTGCCGCACACTGGCCTCAAGACGGATCGGTTGGGCTATCCCCGGCCTCGGGCTGGAGCCCGGATCCGAAAGGAGGCTCTTCGGTTATTGAAGTTAGCTGAGGAAATATTTAAGGAATCAAAAGACTAGACAAGGCTTTTAACTTCTGTTAGAGTCTGGTGTCCATGAGCACTGAGCACCTTCGGATTGCCCTTGGACTGAAGCCACAGACGCCTTCGGGATGGGCTTTTTGGTTATTTTACTGGTCGCCATTTGCAAGGATGTGGAGACGTGCGACGGAGATCTGTAGACGATGGCCGTTCGCTGTTCGACGGAGTAGACGATGAATCCGATAGTGGCAGTAGCAGCGATAGTCCTGATATCAGCCGTCGGGGCCTATCTGTTGGGACGGCGCTAAACTGGCACGAGGTTCCGCAAGCTCTCTACCTCTCATGGTCCCCGGCACGGCAATACGCATACTGCGCTGAGCGGGATCTGAGGGCCTCGATAGAGTTCGCGACATCTCCTGAGGAAGAAAAGTGGTTCTACGACCGAGCCGTCAGTTACAAGAGGATGATGGGAGCATCGATTGTAAACGTTGTAACAACTCCGGCTTCGTAGCCTACTGGGATGGTAGCGCATTGGCTGGAGAAGGATGTCCGGACTGTACAGGTAATGCGATGACGACGTACGAGGAACTGGAACAAGAGGCATTGAACGATCCTATCCTCCATAGGTTTCTCACGCACTATCGTCGTGGTGATTGCTCGAAGGAAGAGGCGCTGATTGCAGCCTGTATCTGGCTCTCACGCGCAAGACGAAAGTTACTCAAAGAAGAAGCCGATAGAATTGCGAGACAGCCACATGGTTGAAAACACTGTAGAAGAATACGACAAGCAATCGTGGGGTCGAGGTTTGTGGGATCACGAACCAGATCGTGTCGAAGGTGAACATGCGGGATTCCCGACACTCGCTCGTCGTGGTCCGATGGGTTCGTGGTGCGGCTACGTGGCTGTGCCTCCGGGGCACTACGATCACGGGATCTACTACGGAGAGGTCGATGGCGATCTCGATGTCCACGGGGGTCTGACGTATTCAGGCTTGTGTCATGGTGCGATCTGCCATGTCCCGAAGCCCGGTGAACCCGATAACGTCTGGTGGTTTGGGTTTGACTGCGGGCACTATCGTGACATCACGCCGGGGATGATGAAGTATCATTTCGGATCTGACGAGTATTCCACGTACAAGGATCTATCGTACGTGCAGGAAGAGATCAAGAAGCTCGCAGAGCAACTCGCAGAGCGAGCGAAGTGGGTGCGCGTCGATGTACATGCGCTCGCTCAGCGGTTGAAGGAAAAATGGACACGGGTCGCTGTCGAGTAGGTTATCATTGCCAATGAGGAGGTCGCGGGTTCGAATCCCGTCACATGCCGTAACAGGATGTGTAGCTCAGTGGTAGAGCGCTTAAACACCTACTTACGCTCTTTATCCGTGTTATGTTCGAAACTCTGTGTTGCCGTTGCTGCGTGAGCATGTAAGAGACACGGATAGGGACCGCGTCACGGGCGGTTCCGATTTTATGACGTTGCAAGCCGTGATTACCCTGAGTCGCGCAAATCGTGAGGTTTGCTGGGTCTGTGGCCTATCGGCTTGGCGTCTCCAGTAAGACGTGGGTCGCTGTATTACGGTTCTCCTATGGGTCGCGGGTTCAAATCCCGTCATCGCGACGCCTAACAAGCTATGCGATGTAGCTCAGTTGGTTAGAGCAATAGATAAAAGTCCGTAAGCACCTCTTATCCGCGTCTTTGTTCTTTGACAACTTAAATCAGTCGGAGGCGCATAGTGCGTGATGATCACACGCAGTAGGGAAACCTACCCTCCGGCACCACTTAATCCTCGGGTCGCATTGACATCGTTATCTCTTACCATACTCAAGAGGGTAGCTCAGTGGTAGAGCGTCCGATTTGTAATCGGAAGGTCGTGGGTTCGAATCCCACTCTAACGCGGTGTTGAATCACTTATCCGGGGAGTTTTACAATTTCCGATTCGGGTCGATCAGATAGCGTTATCCTTAAGAGATAAAAATGCTGTCTACGTCACTTATCCGAATCGATTTTTCCGGGGCGGTTGATATCAGAGTGCGAAAGCAACGCATAACGGCAGAAATGTCGGAGGACCCCGTCGCTAACTCGGGCGGGAACCCGGAAATGTGAGGTAACACAAAACCACTCGGTGCGCTCCCAACTATCGCTCTCTGGTGGAAAGTAGTGTTCGTAAGCCACGTGGGAATTAGTTCAGGCTAGGTTGCACGTGGGCCTCTTTTTGATCTGGGGCTATGCACCTCGCGAGAGGGGGCTGAATAAGGCGAAAGCCGGAGCGGGTGAAAATCCCGTAGGCTCCACCAGTCAGGAAGGCTGACCGAGCGGCATGGTGCCAGCTTGCTAAGCTGTGGCTTCGCAGAGATGCGATCAGGGGTTCGAGTCCCTTGCCTTCCGCCAAAGTTTTCGACGGGTCGCTCGTGACAGGGTTATCACTCCTAATGATTACCCCCTGCACAATTCACTTATCCGTCGAACTCTCGGGGCTCTGCTCAAGGAGGTAGCATCCCCAATGATTTTGAATCTCGGGTCGCAGTCGTAGAGTTATCCCAGGAACGAGTGCCCTTCGGGGCATGCGTGGTTCGAATCCCGCTCCTCTCGAATCAGTGAGAGGATGGCGAAACTGGCAGACGCGCTCGTATTTAGTTCTGCGGCGAATACTTATCCGAGATGTGTTTCTCCACGGGTCGCGGCTGTATGGTTATCATTGGTTGAAACTCTGGCCTAAGCCGAAAGGCGTCAAGCCGGAGGGAGGTTCGAATCCTCAATATCCCATACGCACACTTTATCCGTGGGTTTGTAGGCAGATGAGCGCGATCTGCCGTCAGCCGGGAGAGACTACTCGTTGCGCTGGTTGCAACCATCAACGACGTTTCTCCCTTGCTGTTTCTCCGTGGGTCGCTGTTTGGAAGGTTATCTTTTTGCCAAAAAAAGGGAGTTGGGTGAAACCCCTGACACCCTTCTGACGATCTTTATCCACGGAACTTCTCAGCGGGTCGCCGGTGACGATTATCTTCTGTCGTAGGTTCGACTCCTACTCTGCTAGGCAACTAGTAGATAGCTCAGTTGGTAGAGCAAAGACGGTATCCACTCCGTTTCGTCGCTGACTCTTTATCCGCTGAATTTTTTTCAACTCAAGGCGTGGTGTTCTCTGAAAAGAGGCGCAGCTTCCGGAAGCTAGATCTGAAGTGACAGATCTCTTGAGTATTTCTTTGACGGGTCGATGATTGAGGATTATCTTATAACGATAAAAATCCTTAGTCGATCACTTATCCGTCAATTTCCGATTCTTGACGGGTCGAATGTGTAGGGTTATCTAGTTAATGATCCCTGCCGATTCACTTATCCGTCAACTCAAGATCGATACGTCCGGGTCGATAGGGTAGGGTTACCATGATCACCAATCATCCACAGCCCTGCTTGACAACTTATCCGGACACTGTTAGTAGAGGGTCGCGGTTTTATCGGTTATCAAGGTTCGACTCCTTCCTCACCCAACTCTGTGGGTGGGGAAGCCTGAAATGGTCAGGCACTCCGATGAACAATCTTTATCCTCTACGTTTTGAAAGGTGTGGGACATGACAGTTAACTACGCGAAGCACTACAACAAGAAGCAGACGCCGCAGAGCGAGAAGATTCCGGGCGAGAAGCAGGTGGCGAACAACGCTGGAGGCTACGTCTACGAGGTAGACAAGTGGCAGCGTCTCGCACGGTTCTTGATCCTCGGCACGGACGGCGGCACGTACTACGTCAGCGAGCGAAAGCTCACGCGTGAGAATGCACAGGTTGTCGAAGCCTGTCTCGCGACGGACGGCGGACGTACGATTGCGGAGATCATCGAGATCTCTCAGACTGGTCGTGCGCCGAAGAACGATCAGGCGGTCTTTGCACTGGCGCTTGCAGCCTCCGTGCAGGTTCCGGACGCTAGTGGTGTGTCCGCAGAGTCGATCCGTAGCATGGCGCTCGATGCACTGCCGAAGGTCTGCCGGATCCCGACGCATCTCTTTCAGTTCATGACGGCGATCAAGGCGATGCGTGGTAGCTCGCGTATGCTCCGTCGTGCACTCGGAGAGTGGTACTCGCAGTGGGACGCAAATAAGCTCGCCTACGAACTGGTGAAGTACCAGTCGCGCGAGGGATGGGCGAATCGTGACGTGCTGCGTCTCGCGCACCCGAAGATGTCCGCAGAACATCAGGCGGTGGTGCGATGGGCTGTCTGCGGCCATGAAGCTGCGGCATCTCCTGGCCCTCGTGAGGTGAAGCGCGCGAAGGAAGATACGCGCACGTCGCGCATCTATCAGCCGGTTGCTGATGTGCCGAACATCATCGCGGCCTTCGAGTTGGCCAAGACGAAGCCGCCGGTTGAATTGCTTGTGCGTTTGATCCGCGAGCATGGTCTGACGCGAGAGATGCTGCCGACGGAGTGTCTGAACGAGGTCGCGGTATGGGAGGCATTGCTCGAAAAGATGCCGCTCACGGCGATGATCCGCAATCTCGGCAAGATGTCTTCGTTGGGGATCTTCGAGCCGTTGAAGTCCAGCGCATGGTCCAAGCACGTGGTCGAGAGGATCACCTCTCAGGAGAACTTGCGGAAGTCTCGCGTGCATCCGCTGTTCATCTTGAATGCGATGAAGACCTATGCGCAGGGCCACGGTGACAAGGGGTCGTTGAAGTGGACCCCGGCTGCGAAGATCGTGGACGCGCTCGATGCGGCGTTCTACGAAGCCTTCGGCAACGTGGAGCCCACCGGCAAAAACGTGATGCTGGCGCTCGACGTGAGTGGATCGATGGGTTCGCTCATCGGTGGCACGAGTCTGTCCTGCCGTGAGGCGTGTGCGGCACTTGCACTCGTCACGCAGGCTGTCGAAGACAACGTGCAGATCGTTGGGTTCACCAACGGCGGGTCTGTGGCTCGACGTTCGCAGTGGGGTGGATACCTGAGCGGGATTTCTCCGCTCAAGATCTCGAAGCGTCAGCGTCTCGATGACGTAGTGAAGTACATCGCTGGACTGAACTTCGGAGGCACGGACTGCGCCCTGCCGATGATCTACGCGGAGAGCGAGAAGCTCGATGTCGATGGGTTCGTGGTCTACACGGACAACGAGACGTGGGCGGGAGATATCCACCCGTCGCAGGCGCTGCGAAGCTACCGAGCGAAGCAGAACAAGCCGGAGGCGGCACAGGTAGTCGTGGGCATGACGGCGAGTGGATTCACGATTGCTTCTCCTGATGATCCTAGAACACTTGATGTGGTAGGCTTCGATCTCGCCACTCCGACGGCGATTTCGGCGTTTATCAAAGGGTAACTGCTACGGTGCTGAGCCGTGGTGGCGCGGGATTCGCTGAGGTGAGGAGCCTCGGCGGTCCCGCATCTTTTGGCCGGTAGCTCAGTTGGTAGAGCGCACGGCTGTTAACCGTGTGGTCGCAAGTTCGAATCTTGCTCGGCCAGCCAATCTGGAGATGAAATGGAATCACGAAGCGATGATGCCAGTCTCATAACAGGTGTCTTCGTCGCGGGTATTGTGATCGGTTACGCACTAGCGTTGTTGACTATCTTATAATGAACAAACACATAAACTGGTCACTCGTTCTAATCACTACGTGGTTGATTATCTTCACAGGTTTGATCGTCGCCGCACGCAATCAAGCCGTCGAGAAAACACCTTATCACCGAACCACAGAGTGGGAACTCCGCTGGAATCTCAAGGTCATTGATACCGCGGGTGTGTGTCTCTACATCTACGAAGGTCAAGGTATCGCCGCTGTGCCGAAAACGCAGTTACCTCCGGGAGTCGGATGTCAATGAACTGTCCTGGCTGTGGCGAGGAACTGATACAAGAGGATTCTATTCTAGAGTTCTCGTATCTCTGCGCGGCGTGCGGTGATCGATTCAATAAGAATTACGATTCGATGAAGGAGTCAGAAACGATGGCGAACAGTGCAATGGTCAACAGACGTTCGGATCCGGATGGGAATCTCGAAACACGGTTCCGATGCGATGTTCGCGACGCGCTGGATATGGACATGTTCACGCGAGACGGACAGATCATCGACGAGATCAAGAAGCTGAAGCGCGAGATCAAGAGATTGGAACTCGCTGATCGTTTCCACACACATACAGCAACAAAAGAAGATATCGAAGCCCACCTCAAGAGTCTGATCGCTAAAGGTTGATCGATGCAACAAACCAAAGACATGGCGGAGCGGAACACGATTCTTCGCGTTCCTGCCGGTAGTACTCTCCACGGGTTGCATATCCCCGGCACAGACGATCAGGACGAGGTCGGTGTCTGTATCGAGGATATTCAATCCGCGATTGGATTCTCGGAGTTCGAGCAATTCATTTACCGCACGGCTGCTGAACGTGAAGGTAAGCACGATGCGCCGAGTCAGGCTGGCGATCTTGATCTGACCATCTTCAGTCTGCGAAAATTCTTGCGTCTTGCGATGCAGGGCAATCCCCAGATTCTGCAATGCTTGTTCGTGCCTCAATCTCTGTGCCTACAACGTGATTCACGTGGCGCGCAGTTACAGGAGATGGCGCCGTTGATCGTGAGTCGTCAAGCGGGTGCTCGGTATCTTGGGTACCTTGAGGCGCAACGGCAACGACTCCTCGGAGAACGGGGTCAGAAGAAAACGAATCGTCCGGAACTCGAAGCCAAACACGGCTTCGATACTAAGTACGCGATGCACATCTTGCGCCTGGGTTTTCAAGGTGTGGAATTGATGTCCACCGGTCGTCTCACGTTGCCGATGAACGAAGAGGATCGAAAGTTCACCTACGCTGTTCGTTGCGGTGAAATTCCGTTACAAGATGCACTGACCAAAGCCGGGGAACTGGAACGTCAGATCAAAGATCTACTCCACGACGCACCAATTCCCGCACAACCCGCGCGTGAAGAAATCGAAGCGTGGATGGTATCGATGTATCTGGAAAATTGGAAGGCGCGTGAAACGGTTCATGCCTGACCTTCCTCCCGGTACCGGGCTTCCACCTACAGCCCTAGACATCCTCTTCGGCTACGCGGCTGAGACAGCGTCTGAGGCCCCCAAACTGGCCCCGAAGCCTCAGCCCTCCCCCGGCTCAGAACCTCCTGTCCTGAGCCAGCCTAGCCAGCCAGACGGCCCTTCAGAGCCTTCTGTTCTAGACATCTTCCTCGGGCCTGTCTCCGTGGGTCCTCCCTCCCCTCGGGCTTCGATCCCGGTTGCTGAATGGAGGCAACAGGAGCCTCCGTGTCTCGATGGTATCGATGATATCGCATTGAATTTTGAAACCGACGGATTGGATTGGAGTAAAGGACATCGACCAATCGGAGTCACGGTGGGGACGCTCGACGGATTGATGAAACGATTCCTTCCCTTCAGATTCGCGGGTGGAAATCTCGATGAAGAAGTCGTGAAGCGATGGGCGGATCGAGAACTGCGAGGGAAGAATATCGTCAATGCCCGTACGAAGTTCGAAGTTCACATGGCTCGCGAGTGGGGCATCGATCTCGAAGAACGTGGCAATACTGTCTCGGATGTGCAACTGTGGGCCGCACTCATCGATGATCATCGGAAGCGATTCAATCTCGATTTGTTGATGGAAGACTTCTGCAATGAGAAAGGCCCACCACGTGTCGATGAAACACGCATGGCAACCTACCATGCGGGGAGCGTCGGCCTCCGCGCAGAATATCAAGTAGAGGCTATCGCTCGGTTACGTGACGAGATGTGGCCGATGATGGATGATCAAGATCTTCATGCCGTGAGGCAACTAGAAGATGATGTGATCTATCCACTCTGCGAGATGGAAAAGAATGGATCACTGATTGACGTGGAACAACTCCATGTCATGAGCCAGGAATTCAAATCCATCTACGGGCGTCTGATGATCGAGATGTCGGAGGAATTAGGATTCGCCTTCGCACATACGAATAAAGGATGGTCGAAGGTCTTTGACCATCTGCACCTCACGCCCTCTGATAGCTATGATGAAGAATTTCTGTCCTCGGTTGATCATCCCACAGTGAGAAAGGGCTATCTCGCAGCCCAATACGCATCCCTCAACTCCAAGAGCTTTGCACCCTATCTCGAACAGATTGATTCAGAAGGTATTCTTCGTTACGACATCAATCAATTGCGGGGTGAAAAAGGTGGGACCGTCAGTGGGCGGTTCTCTATCGGCTACGTGCAACAGGTGCCGAACCACGATAATCATCATGCGGCCTTCGGTGATCAAAGTATCAATCCTGATGATTGTCCGGGCATCTGTCCGCTGTTTCCACGTCGATTATTCCGGAGTTTGACCGGAGAGTATCTCGAAGCCGATGCGAGTCAGATCGAGTACCGGCTGTTCGCGCATCACGCGAACAACAAAGAAGTGATCGACGCGTACGCACAAGACCCTCGGCTCTCCTTTCATAAAATGACGTGGAACATGATGAAGGTCTACAAGCCTGACATGCTCTACAGTCATCAAAAGAATTTCAACTTCGCCAAGATGTACGGCGCCCGTTCAGTGAAGCTCGCGATCATGATGGGCTTCATTACGGAAGCGGAGGGCGCAGCCATTCGGAAGGCGAAGGCCTGGAAAGATCCACGACTCGCGCAGATCCAACAGATCGAAGCCGCCTACAAGCGGATGATGCCAGAAGCCGATGCCCTGCTGGATAAAGCCTCCCACCTCGCAATGTCTGAGTGCGACGAAACGTGTTTGAATGATGATGGGAGTATCAAAAGACATCTCGTGGCGATCCACAAGCAGTTCCCGCATCGTGGATACGTCAAAACGTTGTTAGGGAGACGGAGTCGATTTCCCTCGAATTACAAAACGTATATCGGTTTGAACCGTGTGATTCAAGGCACGGCTGCCGACATCATGAAGCAGAAGCTCGTGGAGTTGCATCGGGCGCGTAAGCATACCGGGCTGCTATTGCGGTTGACGGTGCACGATGCGGTCGCTGGTGATTGTCAGATGCGAGAGACGAAGGCAAGAGTACAGGAGATTCTCAATCATCAGTCGTTTCCGGAACTGAAGGTGCCGATCTTGTGGGGAACGAAGACGGGTCCGAATTGGGCGGAGTGTCGATAATGCAGAGAAATTTCGCTTCAAGTCCTAAAGATGCGCTTCAATGTCTTGTTGACCTTATCGAAACTACAAAGAAAATCCGCAAAGATGTTTCTATTCATAAAACGATTAAAGGAACAACGTTAGGTTTTGTTGTAGAGGAAAAAGACACATGGGATCGTATGCTTCGACCGGGCTTACCTGTTTATTATTGGACACATAAAACAGCATCATTAGTTCTTCAGGCTTCTCATGGTTATCCTCTTGATACAACAGAAACTGTTGATCTACCTGAAATTGTAAATAGATTCAAGGCTGGAGAAAAAGTTCCTCCGCCAACATTTATGCCAAAAGTTCCAAGAGGATTTGCGGTTTTTGATAAACCTCTTTTATTTATAGACGTGAACGGTAATCAACATCCTATAAGTGCCTTGATGTGGGAGTTAGTCTTTTGGAAGACATCAGAAATTCCTATTAGGATGAGTCTTGCAATTCGTGGTATCGAGTGGATTGGAACAGTTGCATGTCCATGTTTTTGGGCTGATTTTGCATTAGGAGATCCTCAAGAAAAAAATCTTCAAATCCTGACCACGGATCCAAATCACACATTCAAAAAAGAACAAGCTATTTTCACAAAATGGATTTGCACAGCATCGACATTTATAGAACAGAATATTCTCTCTGTGTCGGCGAATATTGTGGGCAAGGCCACTGCTCGTAGACTACCTCCAGATTTTGAACCGATCTGTCATGTGATAACACTCCGAAAGACTATTCATGATCATGTAGAAGGAGAAGAATCGTTTGTCGAGTGGTCCCACCGATGGTTAGTCCGAGGTCACTGGAGACAACAATATTTTCCATCCTCAAATACTCACGCACCAGTTTGGATCTCCCCTTACGTTAAAGGACCGGAAGATAAACCGTTTAAAACTCCGCTACCAACGGTCTATGCTGTCACTAAATAAACTAGACTTTCCTTTTAACCTATGCTATAGTCCCGTAAACTACCGTGTCTAAACGCGAAGCCAGTCTGAAGTCAGCTTTCTTTCGAAAGCTGAAGGTCGCCTGCCCGACCTTCTACGTTCTCGGCCACAACAACCGCGCGGCCCCGGACAAAGCGATTCACGGCGCACATCGAGTCACGACATGGGAGTTTAAACACGCAACACCGTATTTCACGTCTCACGCGGATCAAGTGTTGTTCTGTATGCGTCTGGCCCACGTGAATCACTGCCGCTACGTAATCTGGTGGGAGACATCGAGTGGGACCGGGCAGCGAACGCTCATCGTGCATCCGAGAATGATTCACGAAGGCAAGTTGATTCCAGATGCGGAGTGCGCGGGGTTCGATCACGATTGGCTGGTTGATCAAGTGAAACGTGCTCATAGAGGATAACGGATGGCGATGAAGTTGACAAAGGCAGAACGTTTGTTGAGACAGGCGCAGCGCGAAGAGGAGGCTGCGAAGCGTGCGTCTACGCCAGAAGTAAAGTCGGTTGAAAAACAGATCGAGGCCACAGAGAAGAAGGTCAAGGCTATCAAGGCGAAGATCGAGAAGGAATCAAAGCCTGTACGCCCGGTCATTGTGTTGCCTCCCGTACCGATCATCGAATGGCACGGCGCGTATGATCAGAGTTGGAAGGGCTTCATCACCGACGAAAGTTTCGCCCACCCTGCCAAGGCATCACGCGCACTCCTCGGTAAGATCTTCGATCATCTCTTTTCCATCGGAGCACTCTCACGAGGAGGGAGTGTCATTGATCCCTTCGGAGGCATCGGGACCACGGGGATCATCGGCGCATGGCGTGCGTGCGAGGTGACGTGCTGTGAACTAGAGCCTCGTTTTTTCGAGTTAGCCAAGGCAAACTTCGCCATGCACGCTGAGAACCTCGAACACATGGGGTTTCCTCAGCCGAGGATTGTCAATGGGGATAGTCGCAAGTTGCGGCAGCATATTTGTCGAGCGGATAGTGTGGTGAGTAGTCCTCCGTACGCCGAAGGACTCGGTCACGGGGGCACGCCAACAGTCGGAGGGGGCAAGGCCGGAGACAAGGTGCTCGATGCGATGCAAGACGGGTATGGAGAGACAACCGGGCAATTGACGGGCATGACTGAGGGTGAGGTCGATGCCGTGGTGAGTAGTCCTCCGTACGCCGAGATCGCAACCGGTGCCGGTGGACTTAACACCAAACCGGCCGCAGAGGGTCAGCAAGGCGGACGCTCTGCGAGTGCGGCGAGTCAAGACACGGATCAACGGTACGGAGTAACTGAAGGTCAACTCTCACGGTTGCAGACAGGGACCGTAGAAGATTCGCTACCGGACGCAGACTTTGACGGTGAAACATACGAACGAGATCGTGATCATTCGAGACTGAAAGCACAATTAGATAGTGTGTTTGCTGTGATGAAAGATCACAATTGGCACACGTTATCGGAAATATCCGCACTGACCGGGGCTCCAGAGCAAAGTGTTGGCGCACGATTGCGAGATCTCCGAAAAGAAAAGTTCGGAGGTCACGTTATCGAACGTCAGTATATCGAAGCCGGGTTGTGGCATTATCGATTCCCATCACAGGCTGATGTCGTCATCTCCAGTCCTCCATACGAAGCCGCGATCTCCGAACGTGGTGGGCGTCAGAGAGTGATCGAACCTCGATGCGACGAGAACGGCAATCCTTATCCTCAAGAAATGGATCTCAAGCCGTACGGAGACACTGAAGGTCAACTCGGATCGATGCAGACAGAAGGCGTCGATGCGTTGATTTCATCTCCTCCATATAGCGCAAGCGGTCTAGGATCGTCTCCGGCCTCTGAGGGTCCGAACGGGCGACCCACGGACAACAAAGGTGCGTCGCAGCCTCTGGATCAATACGGAGAAACCGAAGGGCAGTTGAATCACATTCCGAAGGGAGATATTGATGCGGTGATTTCTTCACCTCCCTACTCCGAACAGCAACAGGGAGGAGGTATTGCCATTCATGGTACTCCTCAGCAACAAGTGTATGGAGACGCATGTAAATCTCCAGCAGGATATCAAGCGCAAGGCAATTCAGAGGGTCAACTCGGAGACATGGCCGCACAGAACATCGACGCACTCGTCAGCAGTCCTCCCTTCGGTTCTGGAGACTCCGCTAGTGCGCAGTCGATGGTCAAGCGTGATGATAAATCCGCACAATGGGTGAAGGCGAACGTCGGGAGCGCGGGCACCGAAGGATACGGCACTTCAGATGGTCAACTCGCGCAGATGCCCTCCAAAGAGGAGTCCGATACCTTCTGGACTGCCGCACGAGACATCGTCAAAGAGTGTTACGACGTTTTGAAGCCCGGAGGACACGCCGCATGGATTGTCAAAGCCTTTGTCCGGGATAAACAGATCGTAGACTTCCCCGGTGACTGGCGGAAGCTCTGTGAGTACGTGGGGTTCGAGACACTCACGGAAGTGCGCGCCATGCTCGTGAAAAAGAACGAGTACGTAGACATCTTCGGTGAAGAACAGATCGATACGAAGGAACGTAAGAGTTTCTTCCGGCGTCTCGCGGAGAAGAATGGGAGCCCGAAGATCGACTTCGAGGTCGTGTGGATCATGAGGAAGCCATGAAAACACTTCGACAACTCATCAACGAATTATTAAAACTCGAAGAACAATGCGGTCAAAACATCAGAGTGGTAATTCGTGATTCTGGTGAATATGATCCCGTGCCTTCAATCGAAGAACGGTACATCGGCATGGGGAACGAAACAGAGAGAAGAATTGAACTATGACTAAAGGTAATGTTATGGCGATACTCTTTGTTATAATCGTCGTCGTCTTTGGTATTTATTCGTGTGTTCGTGCCGAAAAGGATTGCGCACGTAGAGGTGGGGTGCTCGTTCAAGGCGCCGTTGGTTACGCATGTGTGGCACAGCCGGGGAGTCCGATTCGATGAATCTTAACATCAACAGCCAGATACTGGCCGAAGAACTTCGACATCTGAACAAGATCGTTCCAAGTAAGCCGACGATTCAGATCCTGAGTCACATTCTTTTTCGTGCGACCGAGGGCAATCTTTCTTTCTACGCCACAGACTTGGAACTCGGGCTGCTTTCTTCCGTGACTGCGGACGTGCGTGAGCCCGGAGAATTGGCGCTGCCCGCACAGAAGATGCTCTCACTCGTAGAGCAGTTCCCGGATGACGATGTGTCGATCATGAAGGACAAGACACAGGTCGTAGTCCGGTGCGGGAAGTTCACCTCACGTCTTCAAGTATTACCAACGTTTGACTTCCCGAAGATCCCACAAGAGAGCGGGAAGAGTTCATTGCTCTCCGGGCAGGCATTGTCTCAGGCGATTGATAAAACGATCTACGCTATCGTGGAAGGTGGCCCGAAGTACATCACGCAAGGTGCTCTACTGACATTGAAACAGAACGGTGCGGCGATGATCGCGACGGACGGCAAACGTCTGGCCGTGGCCACGATGCAACTGGACAAAAACAACGAAGAGATGCGAGTGATCGTCCCACTCAAGACCCTGAATGTGTTGACAACACAACTCGGCAACGGAGAGGTCACGATGACCAACTCCGAGAAGCATCTCTTCTTTCGCATCGAGAATCGGTTGCTCATTTCGCGAATGATCGATGGATCGTTCCCTCGCTACGAAGCCATTATCCCGCGTGAGAACGACAAGAAGATTGCCATCAGTAAATATCAGTTTGCGTCCGCACTTCGACGAGTGAATTTGGTATCGGGTGATAATAAGGCTGTGAACTTCGAGGTCACGGAGGGGCAACTCAAGATCTCATCGTCCAGTGTGGAGGTAGGTAGTGCAGATGAGGTTGTCGAGGTGCATTACAGTGGACCAGATTTGAAGATCTGTGTGAACGGCGACCACGTACTAGACTTTGCGAATACGGCCATTCATTCGAATATCGTGATGGCGTTGAAAGACTCACTGACGGCGATGATGTTGTTGGACGGAGACAGCTACGTCGGTGTGATTATGTTGTTGAAATCATGAGAACAAATCCTGCACTCTCCTATGTTATCGGCGTTGTTGTAGGCGCGTTGATAATGGGATGGATTTGGTTCATAGCAACACACTAAATGGCGAAACGGATTAACCCATGACACAGAAGAAGATGACAGATACGGAGCGACAGATGCAGCGCGACAGACGAGACGATGCTATCGTCGCCTATTATCTCGCAGGAAATAAACTCGCGGCGTGTAGTTCAAAATTCAATCTAGGCAGACAGCGAACGCAACAGATCCTCGAATCGCGCGGGGTCTGGAAGCCGTATGCTCCATCAGATCGCACGAAACATCTTGGAGTCACGGTCACCGAGGAGACGAAGAAGGCGCTGAAGGAAGAAGCCGACGCAAAGGGTGTCTCTGTGTCTCAACTTGTGTCCGATAAGCTCGAAGCAGACAGAAGTAAGACAGAGATGGTGAAGGAGAGCGCGTGAAAATCTACCTCGCCGCCCCTTACCCCACACGTGATCGATGTATCGAGATCATGCACGTGCTCGAAGCCGCAGGACACGTGGTGACCAGCCGATGGCTCAAGGCGCCAGACGAATTGAACGATGCGTTTGCGCGTGAGGATCTTGCTGACGTGATGAGTGCCGATCTCCTGTTGGCGTACAATCCTCTGGAGTTCGAAAACGCAGGCACCGGGGGTCGTCACATCGAATTCGGGTACGCGATTGCGAAGCACAAGAAACTAGCTTTGATCGGTAACCGTTCCAACATCTTTCACTATCTATCAGATGTGAAGGTCTATGAGACGGTTGAAGAGTTTGTGGCCATGAACGTGATTCCCCCTGTGGATCGATCACAACGCGTGTCTACGAGTGGTAATCCGTTGACCGAGGATCATCGAGAACTTGATCCACGAACTGGGATGCAAAAGGATTACGTCGTACTCTCAGCAGAAGAACGTGCGAAGGGCTTCGTGCGTCCAGTCAGAAGTCAGTACAAACATCTACCGTGCGGGACTACGACGTGGATGGCGACCTCGCTTGCAGAGACATACGCTCGTGATCCTCAGTTCTACAGCGGGACCTTCTGTTCAGCATGTAAGGTACATAAACCACTCGATGAGTTTGAGTGGATGGACGGCACGAAGGTGGGATCATGATCTTCGATCTCATTGCACATCTCGACCGCCAACGTGCGTTCTCGGAGAAGACCTTCGGGCCAGGATCACGCACACAAGGAGTGATCGATCATATTCGTAAGGAACTGAAGGAGATCGACGAAAAGCCGTTCGATCTCTACGAATGGATTGACGTGATTCTACTCGGGCTCGACGGCGCGTGGCGTGCTGGCTATACCTCGAAAGAGATTGTCATCGCGCTTGAAACCAAGCAGACGATGAATGAGGCGCGTTCATGGCCTCGTTGGCAGGATCAAGATCGGGATAAGGCGATACAACATGAGCGACCAGAAGCCTCAGAACGTTAAGTGTCCGGACTGCGACGGACCGATGGTGTCTCGTAAGAGCACGCACGGAGTCTTCTGGGGATGTCGATCTTTCCCGGCCTGCCGTGGCACGCGTGACTCTATGGGGCGCTCGAAGCAAGAACGCAAGCAAGAGGAAGCGATTCGCGAGGAAGAGGGTCCAGACGCCGATAACTACAGGTGGGATCGGTGAAGCTCGAACCGAACTGCATCCGTAACGATGAAGACACGTCGATGACACTCTGCGGACGAAGTTCAAAAAGTGTCGGTTCGATCTCTATTGAGCACTATGACGAGAATCCCGTCGGCCACGTCGATGGTTTGTTGCTCTGTCCAGAATGCGAAATCATTGCGATAGGAGATCATCCGTGATTATCAGAACCATCGTTCGCATCTGGCGTTGGCTCCACACGAAGCCCGTCAACCGGATCTCGGACAAGTGGTTGTGTGATCACGTCGTGCAGACTTACGATGATAATCCGAGAGCGCAGGCGAAGCGATGACTTATCGTATCATCATGAACGGGAACGGGAAGTTCAAAATCGAGCGCAAACGTGGGTGGATTGCCGGGTGGTTCGTTCTCGGTCAGTACAAGAACAACGAGCCCTACTTCGGTAATTGGAATGAAGATGCACTCTTGTTCAACTCATCAGAAGCCGCCTGCAAGGCGCTCCTGGAGGCTCAAGAAAGAGACGCACGTGAACGGCGTGAAGAACAGTGGTCTGTAGTCGTTGAGGAAAAGCTATGACACTCGGCGAAGACTATCCGAATGAACAACAGAGATGTCGCGAACTTCTCAAGCTCTACGAAGAGATCGGGCCTGCCGGATCCTTCGGAGCGGCTACGATTCGAGGTGTGCTCCTCCGCGCCGACGAGGCACTCGCAAACAACGATGTAGTGGCGATGATCCGTGCCTACGAGGAAATGAAAGGGTGTAAAGAATGAACCATCAATTCATCTCCTGTCAGCTACGATCTACCGGTCAATGCTCCGGCTGTCGCGATGGTGAGAGCCAGTTCGATTGTGTCTACGAGTCGCTCGCCGTCTGTGGGGTCTGTGGAGGCTGTGAGGGCTCGTTGTTGCCGCTCTGTCCCGGTTATCAACTCACGCACGAACAGCACGAAGAGAACTACGTGAATCTCATGAAGGTCGGGACGTTCACAGAAGCGAGGGTGCACTGATGCCGATCTTCAGGGCGACGGTGTATATCTCTTCTGAGGTCGAAATAGACGGTTACACTGGAACGATGCGACGCATCTATGAACTGAGTGCCAGTGATGAAAATCACTTCAAAGAACAAGTTCAAGATCTCTTTCCTCAACAGAGATCTACGGTGGACTTCGGGCCAGTGACGAGGAAAGAATGAAACCACGTAAGCTAGACGGCATCGAGATCTACACCAGTGCCTTCTGGGACGTGTGGGCAGGATTCTGCGGGGTGATTTGATGCAGAGAATATTGCGCGTGTTAATGGTGGCGGCGCTGTGCAGTGCATGTAACGACGAAAGTGCACGAGAAGTCCAACGTAGGATAAAAGCGGAAGATGTCTCGATCGAACAGATGCGTGCGCGCACGGTCGAGATGCAGGAATCAGACATCCAAGGATGTCGTGACCGTGGCGGGCTGCCCATCACGGCGCCGTCCGATGTCGCACCGAAGACGCGGCGCATGCTCACGCGATGCGAACTGCCGTGTGTGCCTGTCGCCGTGCCTCCTGTTGCAGTGCCTTCGAAGGTAGAGAAATAATGCCGCTTGATATCGTCGAAGAACTGCGCAGAGTTGGTCAAGATGAGCGCGTGATGCTCATCTGGCGTGATCTCGTGCAACGGGCGGCATCGGAGATCGAAGATCTACGGAGTGCTCTACGTGCTGCTCAGCAACCTCCATCTCAAAGTTTAGATGGGTTCGCGACGGCGCTACTATCTAAACTCGGAGTGGAGGAGTTACCGAAGTGATTCACACGTTGCTCAACCTCACGCGTCCGTTGATCATCCCGGATACCGAGACTACTGGCGTCCACCCAGAAGCCCGCATCATCGAGTTAGGATTTCAGGTCTGGGATGCGACTGGCCTCATCAAAGAATATCGATCCCTCATCGATCCAGAGATTCCGATCCCTGCACCGGCAACAGCCGTGCATGGGATCACCGATGAATTAATCGCGTCCTGTCAGACCTGTTTGCTGTCTCGTCTTGAATGTTCGTGTGAGCACTTCCATGTGACCCCGAAGTTTGCGCAGATTGCGCAGAGTCTCGCACTCGGATTCTCCGACTGCGATTTCGGAGGCAAGAACATCCGCTTCGATCTGGTCAGACTGACCTACGAGTTTGGGTTAGCCAAGGTACCGTGGTCGTATTACGGTGCGAGCATTCTCGACGGTGAACGGCTTGAACAGATTACCAACCCTCGCACGCTCTCTGATCTCTATCGGAAGTACAAGGGAGAGGAACTCGAAGGCGCCCACGGAGCCCTCACCGATGCACGCGCATCGGCAGACGTGATCTGTGGACAACTTCAGATGTACGAGAGCCTTCCTCGTGATCTTCGGGCGCTCCACGAACTCCAGTGGCCCGGTTGGTTGACCTCTGATGGATCGTTCAAGATGATCAACGGGGTTCCGACCTGTATGTTGAAAAAGTATCGCGATGTGCCGATGCACAAGGTACCAGGGAATTACTATGACTGGATTCTCTCGGCTTCATTTCCGGAAGACGTAAGGGAGTTGGTCAGGAATGCGAAACTTGGGATCTATCCGACGGCAACTCCTGAACAGATCGCGGCTGCGGATAAGAGGATGGTATGACATACCCACTTGGCGGACATTCGAGTATTCAACGCGCCTTAGCGATTGCAGACTGTTACGGATCAATTGACGGTGAACACCACAAGATGTGGGTTATCGATCAGATGGTCCGTGCTCTGGTTGCCGAGGATTATGAGAACTGGGTTCGACAACATAAGGACGGACAAGATGGGCCAGACACGCATAGGTGGGATAAAGGGATCGCGCCGTGAGGATGGTATGAAACGAGGTGAGAATCTCAAGGCTATCCCCCGCGAGGAACGCGTACGTCTTGGAAGACAAGGTGGTATCGTTAGTGGCAAGGTTAAGTTAGAGAAACTTCTCGACGGGTACATGAAGATCGTGAGAGAGCAAGGTGTTTATGCTGCTCTCAAAGTCTGCCGAGAAGAATCGTGGATGCGAGGTTACGACGCTTGTAAAAAGCAGGAGTTAAGACGTGAAAAATCGCGACGGAGATCAACCTCTACCGAAAGCCAGCAACAGTCCTCCGATGCACGATCTCGTCTGCGAGGACATGATGGCTCGCAAAGCACTGGGAATCAGACGGTACGGGAGAGCCCTGCAAGCGAACAACGGACGCGACGGATTGCGTGATCACTACGAAGAATTGCTCGATGCGTGTGCGTATGCAAGGCAATTGTTGTACGAAAGGGACGGCAAGTGAATATCTTATCCGTGTTGCGTAAGGACGGCTATAAGGTCGGTCATCCATTTCAGTATCCGGATAAGACCACGATGGTCTACTCGAATTTGACTCCGCGGTCGAGCCGGGTCGAAGGTGTCGATCAAGTTGTAGTCTTCGGACCACAATTCTTCGCGAAGAAGTGGTTGATTGACGATTTCAATAGGAATTTCTTTGATGTGCCGCGAGCAGAGATGTTGACGACCTACAAGCGTCGCATCGAGAACTATCTCGGACCACTGAAGTCATACAATCACATCGAAGAACTCCACGAGCTTGGCTATCTGCCGCTGAAGATCAAGGCATTGCCCGAAGGCACGCTGTGCCCTCTACGAGTACCATTGTTGACAATCCGCAACACCCTGCCTCGCTTTGGATGGTTGACCAACATGCTGGAGACGCATATGAGTGCCGCACTCTGGCGTCCGATCACCAGCGCAACCACGTCATTTAACTACCGACGAGAGTTCGAGAAATATGCGAAACTCACCGGAGGTGACAAAGCGTTCGTGAAGTGGCAGGGCCATGATTTCTCGATGCGTGGGATCGATCCTGAGGCATCTATTTCATCCGGGGCCGCACACCTCCTGTCGTTCACCGGCACGGATACGATTCCAGCCATCGACTTTCTCGAACAATACTACGGCGCAGATTGTGAGAAAGAGTTGATCGGAGGGAGCGTTCCGGCTACGGAGCATTCCGTGATGTCGATGGGGATGCAGGATGGAGAGTTCAATACCATTCGTCGATTGATCACCGAAGTTTATCCGACGGGTATCGTCAGCATCGTGTGTGATACATGGGATTTCTGGAAGGTGCTCACAGACTACTTGCCGCGACTCAAAAATGAGATCATGGCGAGGGATGGAAAAGTCGTGGTCCGTCCGGACAGCGGCGATCCGGTAGACATCATCTGTGGAGCGAGAAGCCAAGTGAAACTTCCCATCACCGCTCGTAATGAAGCGGTGTGGAGCGGGGCTATCGGAACACTGTGGCACGTCTTTGGTGGGACAGTTAGTGCAACCGGCCACAAGATACTCGACCCGCACATCGGTCTGATCTATGGTGACAGTATCACGAAGGACCGGCAGGAAAAGATCCTCAGCAAACTCATGGAAAACGGGTTCGCCTCCACGAACGTGGTTCTTGGGATTGGTAGCTACACCTTCCAATACGTGACACGTGACACCTACGGACTGGCGGTGAAAGCCACCTACGGTGAGATCGATGGCAAGGGTCAGGCGATCTTCAAGAAGCCGCTGACAGATGACGGTCTGAAGAATTCTGCGAAGGGTTTACTCCGTGTCGAACGTGATTCGTGGGGAAAGCTCGTGTGCCACGAGGACCAAACATGGGAGCAGGAAGAACAAGGTCTGCTCCAGGACATCTTCGTTGACGGAGAGACGCGGAACTTTCAAACCTTGTCACAGATCCGTGAGAGGATTGAGGCTCAACTGTGATGTTCACACAATACAGACGTAAACAGATCGCTGAACTTCGTCCGTACGTCTTCGGTGAAGATCTCCAACATGTATCTATTTCTATAGAGGACAGTAAAAATGGATCACCGAAAGAAGGTGACATGATCGCCCGGAATCCGAAGAATCATGCTGATCAATGGTTGGTTGCACATCAGTACTTCGTGGATAACTTCGAGGCCATATGATCATCAAGACGCGCGGTGGGAATCTTCCATTCAAATTATTTTCGTTCCCGGATGGGCAGCGGCACTTCAAACTCGAAGCATGGGATCATGAATGGAAAAGCGCGACCATTGAATCCCGCATCGCGAACGCTGAAGAACTCTTCGATGTCTTGCTCGCGAAAGATGTGCTGAGTTTTCAAGGCTATATAGTGTCTCTCGATGTTCGGTATCTACTTGGTGCGAGGATGGATCGACGTATCAGTAACGCTGAACCACACACGTTGCAACTCGTGTCCGAGATGATCAACGCTGCGGGTTTCAAAAAGATTCGCATTCTTGACCCACACTCGGAAGTGGCTCTAGTGTATCTAGATGCTGAGCCCGTCTTTCCAGTTCATGAAGTCAAACTAGTCATGGCCCACTATGATTCTCATGATACGGCAATTGTGGCACCTGACGACGGGGCCTCACCGAGAGTGCGGAAACTTCTAGAGTTGACACATAATGGTCACTTCTCTGTCGTTCAGGGTGTGAAACATAGAGATCCGAATACCGGTCGGTTATCAGCGTTCTCAACTAAAGATCCATCGCTAGTAAAAGACAAACGATGTCTCATCCTCGACGATATCTGTGACGGAGGAGGCACGTTCACCGGACTCTCTGAAGTCCTACGAGATGCCGGGGCCAAGAGTGTTGATCTCTTCGTCACGCACGGTATCTTCTCGAAGGGCACGACACTCGAAGGCATCGACCAGATCTACACCACGGACTCCTATCATCCGATTGGTAAACTTGTCGGGCCGATCACCATGCATGTGAAGATGCACGAGGATATATGATGACAGTAGAAACCTTTTGGCCTCTCTTCCATCTTATGGTGATGTTTCTCTTCAAGTTCGGCGTCGCCGGATTGCTTATCGCTCAAATGAGTAGTAAACCGCGCACGTCTTTAGAGACAACGCAATTGACAGCATTGCTCTTTCTGGTGCTCTCTACAGAACTACCGTGGATAAAGTAATGAACAAAATCTTGTCAGGTATCGGTGCTTTCGTCGTAGCGGTACCGATTCTCGTATGTATCGGAGTCCTTGTCATCATGTGGCGTACATGGTGGCTCTATCCTGCGTGGGCGTGGTATGTCGAGCCTCTCGGGATACCTCCTATCACCTTCTGGCACTTTGCCGCACTTTCGATTCTCATAAGTTACTTTACACATCAGAACGAGACGAAGAAAGACGAACGTAAGGAAGACTGGTCAAAGTGGTCAGCAAGATTCGCAAACGCGCCAATCATATGGGTGATCCTCTGGTGGATGCGATGACTCGTAACCAGTGGATCGGCATGATTATCACGCTCGCTCCAATTGTGATCCTCTGCGCCATCAAAGCATGGACACATGGACTCTCTGTCGTGCTGTTAGATCTTGGCGGCGCTGTTCTTGTGACCCTCCTTGCCTTTGGCTGGATCCTTGGACTAGCGATGTGGGCTGGACGGATAGAATGACCCTCGACTTCTCACAGTGCCGTCTCCCTCCCTTCAAACACCAACGCGAGGATGTCGCGTGGTTGATGCGCAATCCGTTCGCCTTGATTGCCTCAGAGATGCGGACCGGCAAAAGTAAGATCGTCATCGACGCGTGTCAGTTCCTCTACCAAGAGGGGAAGATTGATAAAGTCGTGGTCGTAGCTCCATCTCCGGTGCGCGACGTGTGGGCTGATAAAGATCTCGGTGAGATCGCCAAACACGCATGGGTCGAGATCCCGAATCGCGTCACGCAGTATCACAAGAGGTTAAGGAGTTGGACCAATAAAGAGTCCGATTCCTATCTCGAATGGTATGTCACGAACTTTGAATTCATCCGCGGAGATCGACTAGAGGAACTCATCGAGGTCTGTGACCGAAAGACATTTCTCGTGCTCGATGAAGGATCATTCGTCAAGAATTTCAAATCCTTGCAGACACAAGCGTGCATGGAACTCCGCAAGAAATGCGGACGTGTGACCATTCTCAACGGGACACCCATCTTCCATAGTCCTCTCGATCTCTTCAGTCAGGGGAATTTGCTCTCCTACTCGATTCTCCAATGTAAGTACCTCACACAATTCAAAGCTCGTTACGCGATCCAGACGCCGGTACTTGGGTACGGCGGAAAACCCATAAAGAAAGTCGTTGGGAAAGGTCGGTTTACCAAAGAGATCATTCTTCAGGACATCACCGGCTGGACGAATCTCGAAGACATTCAGGCCCGCTTCGAACCCTATACCGTGAGACGGTTACAAGCTGAGTGTCTGGATTTGCCACCGAAACTCGATCCTGTGACACTCACAGCGGTCATGGAACCTAGCGAGTGGAAACAATATAAGCAGATGCGTGATGAGTTTGTGGTCTGGCTCAACACGTCTCAGGTAGTCACGTCATCAACTGCGGCGATCAAGGCGCTACGTCTCTCACAGATGACCGGAGGATTCCTGAGCGGTGTAGAAGATGCAGGAATTGAGGAATCGACGCTAGAAGAGGAACCGGCTCCGGCATGGCTCGATGAATATCTAGGAGAGGATAATGGACGACAACGATTTCGAGATGATCAAGAAGGGATTTCTTCTACTGGACAGCAGACTAGAAGCGATGCACGAAACGATGAAGGAGATCCTACTAGAATTGTTAAGAGCACGACAGTTGAGATAGGCCGCGCGAAACTCGATGTACTTCTCTGGTTCATTGAACAACGACTAGAAGCGGACCCGAATCTGCATCTTGTGGCCTGGACACGTTTCCGTGCGGAACTCGAACGCATGGTTATGGAAGTTGGAAAACTATGCACATGTAAACACAGTAAAGACGAACATGACGAACATGGGTGCAACCATAAGATTGGCATCTCAAAATGTTCGTGTGAGAAGTTTGTGCAACTGTTTCAGGTCGGGTATATTCGTGGTGGGCAAACACGCGTAGAACGTCTAGCGGCACTCTCCTTACTCCATCCCGATACATCCCCCACAGGACCGGTGTTCGTGGGTGGCATCGAAGGTACCGGATCCTTCGGTCTAAACATGACTGCGGCACACACGTGTGTCACAATGTCGAGTGGGTACTCACCGGGCAAATCGGCACAGACCTTAGATCGCGTGTATGGTCCTGGACAGAAGCATCCTATTGCCTACTTCGATATCATTGCTGTGGGGCCGAGTGGGCAGAAAACGATTGATCACGATATCCTCGTCACGAGACGTGCGGGTGAAAGTATCGCTACGCGTACGGCGGCTGCGTGGGTGAAAGCAATGAGTGAAGAATAATGCAACCAGTCTTCGGACAACTCCGACAGTGGCGTGTTCTCTACACACTGACTGGTGGGATGTTTCCAAGTATCGATTTTATTGATGGTCACGCTGTGCCACGTGTGTTGAGGAAGACAATTCTAGCGGAAACACCAAGTGAAGCGGAACAAATCGCAAAGATTAACTGTCGCATCGTTGCAACTGGCCCATATCATAGACCAGAAGTTTCAATACCGACGATTCTAGCGGTGAAGCCGTGGGTGAAGTTATAAGACATGGAATCAGATAGTCCCTTC